TCAACCAGCCGCGCCTTCAGCAGGCTCCACCCCGGGCGCCCCTTCAAGTTCCGAAAGCGCCCACAGCCTGGCAGCCTCAACCATTTCCAGCATTTCCACCAGGTCGCCCTCACCCATCACCTGGCGCCGGCGAGCGGCATAGGCCATCTCATTGAGCACAGCCGCCCGGCCATCAGGATCGCTGACCAGCGAGAAGTGATCGTTGAGCTCGTCGAGCCAGGCCTGCGGTATCCCGGCCATCATATTGTCCTACACCACCACGACTGCGCGTACAGCACACCGTCGACCTCCTCGAAACCGGTGATGTTCATCCCCAGCGTGGCCATGCCGTTGACGCAGGCGTCGTGCAGCCGCGGGATGATGTCGCCGCTTGGGGTCGGGTTGAACACCCAGGCCTCGATGCATGGGCGGCCGAGTACCTTGCTGTTGCCATACTCGATGTGCACGTCGGCCCGCAGCGGCTGGACCTTGCTTAGCTTTTCAGCAGGGATGGCAACGCCGCGCTCGCGGCGGCGGACGAGAAGGAAATACATGGCGCACCAATACTGTATATAGATACAGTATCGTATCGGACTAGCGCACCACCAGGCAATCGCCGCTCAGCGGTATCAGTGGAGAGGCGGCAGGTCCTTGCCGCGAGCCTTAGCCATGACACGCAGCTGGTAATCGGATACTGCCTGGAAAAGCGACTCGGCCAAGAGGCGAAGGCGCTCCACCTCTTCCTGTGGCTGGCCCGCCGCCTCGGCCTCATGGTACCGCCGCATGGCATCGACAGCCTGCTGGATCAGCGGCTCGCCGGCTTCGACCATTCCGATGAAAGTGCGCTTCTCCACGGCTATGCCCCGATCACTTGGTCAGAGCATTATAGGACGCCTCGCAGAGCTGGCCGGCTACTCGGGCTTGGTCATAAGCCTTCGCCAGCTCTCCCGCTCGTTCATCAGCCCGTGCGAGCAGGTCGGAGAGCACCATTGCGGCGCGGGTGGCTGCCTGGCCTCGGGCGACAGCGGCGGTATCCGTGCCGGGGCAACTGACGGTGGCGGCGAGCTTTCCGGCTTCGTCGCGCAGCCGCTGGCGAGCAGTATCGGCACCAGCAGCGCCAGCATCAGCAATCGTTCGTTCTTCCTGGGCATGGGCTCTTGCCTCCTCCTGCGCCTGAGCGCGTCGTTGTTCTTCCTGGCGGGCGCCACGCTCACCAATCACCTCGGCCAGGCGGTCGCCGCTGTCTCGTTCTGCTGATGCCTGGGCGGCGTCGGCCCGCTCCACTGCTCGGCCGTGCTGGTACACGCCCCAGTAGGATGCGAGCAGAAGCAGGAGCCCTAGACTGCGCAGCGGCGCGCCATATCTCACTACCAGTTGTTCCATGCTGCCTCCCATTCGGGCAGATCGACCGTCTGGCCAGCCAAGGCGTGGGTGCTGTCGACCAGGTACTGGATGCGCCCGTCAGTGACGAACGAGTGGCAGACAGTCTCCTTGCTGCCCAGCCGGTACCGAGACAGAACGGACGGGGTAAAGGTGGGCGCCTCAGCATTGCCGTTGTAGCCCCAGCGCGGGCCGTTGCCCGCTCCTACGTTCAGGCTATGCGGAGGCTTGCACCCATTGCAGAAGAACCAGAGCGAGCCATCCTCGGCCTGGCCCAGGCAGCGGCCGATCGTCTTGATCGTCATGCCAGCACCCCGCCTAACTTGCGCCACTGCGCCAGCAGCTTCTCCAGCTGGTGCGGGTTTTGGCCGTAAGCGTTGCCCGGGAAGCTGGCCCAGATGTTCGAGCACTTGGCGATGGCCTGCTGAATACGCCCAGCCTTGATGTCGTCCAGCGCACGGCACTCGCGGACCTGTTGCAGGGCCACACGATCCTGGTTCTCTGGCGTGAAGCCACCCTGCAGGCGAAGGCTGACTCGGTAGGCGTCCCAGTACCGCTCAAGCAACTGGTACCGCCCAGCCGCCGTGCTGGTGACCGGCTTGCCGTTGATAGGGAAAGTCAGCTTGCGCCGCGGGTGATCCTGGTAGCCGGTGAACAGGCCGCGCCCGTAGAGCACGTTGTAGCCGTCATCGCTGCCCGCCACGGGCGAAGTGCCCTCTGAAAAGGCGATCAGATCCAGGAAGCGGAGCACATTGGCCCCGCCGGCCTGGACCTCGTTAAGTCGAGCCATTGGATTCTCCAGGCAAAAAGAAGCCCGCGCTAGGCGGGCCTGGGTGGTCTCTAGCGGAATCAGGGTCTGCCTATTCCGGTGCCTGCTCTTCCACAGGCTCGGCTGGGTCAGCCACGGTGATGTCCACCTTGGCGGTGTACTCCTTCAGCACCTGGGCGATGTAGACCTGGGCCGATGGGAACTGCGCCAGGATCTCACGAGCGCGGGCGTCTGCCTGCTCCTGCGTGGCATAACGGATCTTGTTGGCTACGTCGAAGTCATTGTTCATATTGACGGCGATAAATGGCATATCGTTGCCCTCCAGGGCTAAGTTAGTGTCCGCTGACATCTATACACATTAAAGTTGGGGGTTGCATTGCAGGCGAAGCAGGCGGCGGCGGAACTCCACCGCCACCCACAGGCCGAGAGAGTATGGGGCTTTCACCAACACCGTATGTTGTTGGGCCAACTGTCACACCGTATGAAAACATTACCATATACGGTATTCCGGCCTGAGCAGCACCAACGATCCGCTTGGGAAAATTACCAATTCCAGCTGCGTAATTTGCCGATGGCCCAGGCCAGTTCTTCGTCACTCCATTGCCAGCTCCGCGAACGATATCAACTGGCCGCAAAATTTTTGCGCCAGAGTCATAGGTTAGAGTTCCGGCAGAGTTGAAGGTTTGAAAACCGTCATTAGTAAATGGCATATCTTGGTCGGCATATGCGTAAATCCTTATAACTGCAGTGGTCGAGCACCTGAACCTCCAAGTGGTGCCCACCTTTGACATAAGGGCAATGAAGATCGGGGTATCGCACGCGAAGAAGACCGCGCCAACGTGGGCGGCAATCCCAACGTCGAAGTAATACGGCGTTGCAACGAAGGGCGTGCTCAACGTCCCGAACGGGCCCGCGAAGTCCTGGCGATGAGCAATCGTTGATAGCCGAAAGTCAGAGTCGATCTGGAATAGGCCATTATCAAATACAGACTGGAAGCCAATCGTCATTAGAATGTTCCTACCCAGATGACTACGGATCGCCTTGGCACATTCGCCCCCTGAAAGACCCAATCCACAAATCCCCACGACACAGTAGTTCCACTGATCGACACATTTGGGTAGGCGTAGAGATTCGACAAATCAATATCCGCAGAGTTGTCAGACACAAAAAAGAATGGCTCGCCACCAATACCTAAGTTTGGGACTGAGACAGCTCCATCAGCTGTCCCTGTCTCAAAGGCATAAGTGATACGCGCAGCCCTGCTCGTCGCGTCCAGCGACAACTGTCCTGAAGCATTGAACGTTTGAAAACCTTGCGGCATCACCAAATCCCCATTCTGACCCTTACCACGTTATCAACGATTACGGTGATTCCGGCCTGGTTCATCACAGTGTATGTATTCACCCTGGTCGGGTGCCGCACTGCAATAGTCCCGTCGGAGAAGTTAACGGTAGTTACAGGGCCTCCCCAAGTAGTGAGCTGAGCGGAAGTTAGATAACTTCCCACAATCCCGTTTTGGATGGTTGCTTTCGAGATAAAGGCTTCATTGATGAACACTTGCCCGTTTTGGATTGCAAACGGGCTCACGAAGCCGTTGTTGGTCGGGTTGAGCACGGTGAAGCGGTCAGCAATCACCGAGAAGACCGATTGCAGCACTCCGTTGTTGTTCTCGATGCCCGTGCCGAAGCCGGCGGCCACGTACTGGTTGCCGTTGACGACCTGGAGCTTCACCGAGTAAGACGCGGTGATCTTGCCGTTGAGCGTGCTCTGGGCCGTGCTGATCTGCTGCACCGAGGCGTTGGTGGTGCCCAAATTGCTCTGGACAGTATCCACACGCTGACCCAGCACCGTATCACCGCTGGACCTGGCCGTGGCCTCGCTTTGGATAGCCGCATTGGCATCCCCAACAGAGGCATACAATCCGTCGATGCGCTTCGACTCCGCAGTGAGCGTTGCGCCCTGCTGCGTTACAACACTGTCGAGGCTGGATACCGCTTGCGCCGAGGCAGCCGCCGATCGCCTTCCCACTGCGATGTAGGCGATGTCGATTTCACCGGTCGTGTCGGCCGAGTTCATCATATCCAGGCGGATGGCATACATGTTCTTGCCGTTCCATCCGGCATGGCCGGAGAGATCGATTTCAATGTCCTGCCAATCCGTAGTCGTCGTGCTGATGGCCCAGGCCACGCGCCGGGCTTCTGCCAGTCCGCCGTCTTCGTTCGCCCAGTACATCTGCGCCCCGGACCGCGTAGTGTTGCGCCGACGCAGCCGGATGCGCAGGTACGGGTTCTGCGCCCCCGAAACGGTAGGGGTGAAGTTGCACTGCAGGTTGGGGTTCTTGGTCACCGTGGCGAAGAGCGGCCCAGCAGCGATAGTGCCACCCGTTGCGGTTGCCACCCAGCCCCTGGTGGAGTTCGTAAACTCCCAGGTCATCCCGGCAACGAACGGCTGAGCCGCGCCGATGCTGTTCTTGAGCTGGGTGATGTCGGTGCTCTGGCTGGTGATCGTGCCCTCAGCAGTGCTTACCCGGTTGGTCAGCGAGTTGACCGCCGAGGCCTCAGCCTTCGTCGCCACCTGGCTGAGCGCATTGGCAGCCGCAGCCGCCGCATCAGTGGCCACCTTGTCCGTCACGGCGACCCAGGCGGTGCCGCTCCAGCGCTTCGGCGTGTTGGCGTTGCCAGTGGTGTCGATCCACAGGTTTTGCGCGAGACGCTTGTCTGCGGCCGGAGCGGTTGAGCCGTAGATGACTTCCCCCTTCGCGCCCGCTGCTGTAGCGGCGGCCTGGGCCGCCTGCTGCGCAGCTGTCACATTCTGGTTGGTCGTGGTCAGGCTGTTTTCCAGACTGGTGGTCCTCCCGGCCACGCTGGATAGAGTTGAGCCTTGCTGGTCTACGGTTGAGGTAAGGCTCTGCACGGCAGCCGAGTTCGCGCTGTTGTTCACCGCGTTGACTTGGCCGTTGTCTCGCCACCCGGTGGCACGCGCCCCATACTCAAACTGGGGCCGCGCCATTTCCACGTATCCCGCGGTAACCGCGCCGGTTGCGCTGTAGACACGCAGGTAGACGTAGCAAGTCACCGCCCCTGCAGGCGCGACGGCACTGAACTGCTCACGCTTGCCTGCTGCGGTAATGGTAAACATCACCGAGTTAGGGGCGCTGATCACGGTGCCTGCCGCGTTGATCCACTGAATGAAGAACCTGAGCCCCAGGCCAGCGGTGCCGCGAAGATAGACAGAGGTCGCAACGGTTTGACCTTCGGCGACCATTGGCCGGCGGTCTTTCGTGCCTCCAGTTGGACGCAGCGATTTATAGGGCGTGCCCGTACCCACGCTGGAAACCTCAACACGTACCGCCTTCTCCCCTGCGTTCAGCCATGAGGTAACCAGCGATTCGACGCTGGTCGCCGGCCCTTCCGTGGCCCAGCCATCAGCAATGTCGGTCCCCGTTCCTGCTTTGGTGAACGTGGGGTTGTAGAACAGATTCTCGCCGCCGACATCCCCGATCGAGTTGTTCAGGTCGGTGATTTGCCCAGAGGCAGCGGTCAGCCCGGTTTCGGTAGCAGTGACACGGCCAGCCAGCGCCGTTGTCGCCGAGGCGTTGGCGGCAACGTCGGCGCCAGCAAGCTGGCCGTTGTCTCGCCACCCTGTCGCGATTCGCCCGATTTCAAACTGGGCGCGGTCTATCTCAACGACCGCATCCTGCGGAGTCGATGAGGCACCGAAGACGCGGAAGATCACGGGACACGCCACTGTGCCCGCCGGCATCTCCCGGCCCTCGAACACCAAGCGCTGCCACTCTCCCGTAGCGACGATGTTTCCTGGGGTCTGGGTGACGATGGTCGTGCCTGCGGCGTTTCTCGGCTGGAGATACCAGCGGATCAGGCAGCCAGCGGTCACCTTCACATAGATCGAAACGCTCACGAACTGGCCGGCGCTCACCGTTGGAAACTTCGGTGAATGGTAGGTATCCAGGTATCGCGAAGCGTTGTCGATGCCGGAAACATCGTAGCGCTGGGCCTTGCCACTCGGGTCAAGCGTCGACGCCACAAGCGAGGCTGTGCGAGTCACACCGGCAGGCGTGCCAGTGGTCCACCCATCTGCCAAGCCGGCAGTTGAGCCTACCCGCTCGAACGACGGGTTGTAGAACAGGTTCTCGCCTCCAGCCTGGGCCAGCGAAGCGTTGATGCTGGTCAGCGCCTGGCCATTGGCCGTGATGGCAGCCCCCTGCTGTTCCACGGTGTTGGTCAGGGACTGGACAGTCGAGGCATCCGCCTTGGTCGCCACCTGGCTCAGCGCATTGGCCGCAGCAGCAGCGGCGTCAGTAGCCACCTTGTCGGTCACCGTCACCCATGCAGAGCCGTTCCACCGCTTCGGCGTGTTGGCGTTGCTGGTCGTGTCGATCCACAGGTTCTGCGTCAGGCGGTCCGCCGCTGCCGGCGCGGTCGACTGGTACAGCACCTTGCCCTTGGCGCCGGCGGCGTCCGAGGCAGCCTGGGCCGCCTGCTGTGCTGCCGTCACATTCTGGTTGGTCGTGGTCAGGCTGTTCTGCAGGCCGGTGATGGATTGACCCTGGGTGGTCAGCTTGCCCTCGGCGTCGATGACCCGGCCCGTCAGGGTCTGCACCACCGAGGATTCCGCCTTGGTGGCCACCTGGCTCAGCGCGCTGGCGGCAGCTGCTGCCGCGTCCGTTGCAACTTTGTCGGTGACGGCAACCCAAGCCGTCCCATTCCAGCGCTTCGGGGTATTCGCGTTGCTGGTGGTGTCGATCCAGAGGTTCTGCGCCAGGCGCTTGTCTGCCGCAGGTGCGGTCGAGCCGTAGATCACCTCGCCCTTCGCGCCAGCTGCGGTGGCAGCCGCCTGGGCGGCCTGCTGCGCAGCGGTGACGTTCTGGTTGGTGGTGGTCAGGCTGTTGTTCAGCCCGGTGATGGCCTGGCCCTGCGACGACAGCGAGCCCTCGGCCTCGGTTACCCGGGTGGTCAGGCTCTGCACCACAGAGGCGTCGGCCTTGGTCTGCGCCACGGCCAGGGCATTGGCGGCAGCCGCTGCCGCGTCGGTGGCCACCTTGTCGGTCACTGCTACCCACGCGCTGCCGCTCCAGCGCTTAGGCGTGTTGGCGTTGCCGGTGGTATCGATCCACAGGTTTTGCGCGAGACGGTCAGCGGCGGCTGGCGCGGCCGACTGCACGATGACCTTGCCCTTGCCGCCCGCCAGCGTTGCGGCAGCCTCGGCGGCCTGCTGCGCTGCTGCGACGTTCCCATTGGTGGTGGTCAGGCTCGACTGCAGGCCGGTGATCTGCTGGGACTGGGCGGTGGTGACGCCCTCCAGGGTTTCAACCTTGGTTTCAACGGTCTGCACGCGAGCGGCCATCCCGTTCGCCGCCTGCACCGCCTGGCCGATGTCGGTCCAGTAGGTAGCGTTCGGCGGGGCGTTACCGGCCGGTACCGCGCCCTTGGCCTGGTACAGCTTGCCGTCAGCGCCCAGTACGCCCTGCCCTGCAGTGTAAGCCTTGGCCGGATCGTACGGCATCGAGTCGGCTAGGTCGGCCACCTCGTCGATCTGGCGCTGCAGGTCCTGCTTCGCCTGGGCCAACGCGCTGTCGACATCCGCGACAGCGTTGCTCACGTCGGCGATCTGCTCGTTCAGGTCGCTGCGCACTTCGCCCAGGCGCTCATTTACCGAGCCTGGACCGTCCTTGTCGATCAGGTCGATGCGCTCGTTCAGCTCCTGACCCAAGTGGCTTTCCAGCACCTCGCCGGTGATTTGCTCAAGGATTGGCGAGGCGTCCATGCTGGCCACACCGGTGACCACGGTCGGCGCCACCGGGAAGAACGGGCCGAGGTTGCCGGTGCGATCCACCAGGCGCGCCCAGAAGAAGAACCGCTGGCCGCCACGCAGGCCCTGCATGACGTGCTCGCTCTGCGGGTACGCCAGGTCGGCCAGTTTGGTTGCCGCGTCGAGATCCGTGCCTTCGCTGTACCACAGCTCGGTGCGCTGGGTGTCTTCGGCACCAGCTGGGATACCCCACTTGACGCTGATCCCGAACAGCAGACTTTCGGTGTTGAGGAAGGTGACCGCCGGTGGCAGACCTTCCTTGCCGTTCAGCTGAGTCAGGATCGAGCTTTTCCAAATCGACGTGATGTCGAAGGCGCTGACCGCCCGCACGCGGGCCAGATAGGCGCCGGCATAGATACCGACCACATCGACAGACGCCGCACCGGTGCGCTGCAAGCGGATCCAGTTGCCATTGTCCTTGCGCCACTCCACGTCGTAGGCGACGGCGCCCGGAACGGCCGGCCAAGCAATGGTCATGGTGTTGACCGCGATACCCTGGTCAATCGCGTGAGCCGAGGTGAGAGTCACGCTGGCCGGCGGCTGCACGGTGGTCACGGGAATGACGCTGATCGGCCGCTCGTCCAGTTTGGCGCCTGTGTCGATGGCTGCAAACTTGCTCGGGTTGAATTCGAGCGCGGTGATTTCGAACTCGCCTTCCTTGGTGCGCGTGGTCTTCAGCACCCGGAACAGCTGGACCGCCAGGTCGTCGTAGTCGATGGCCCACTGCAGCTGTGGCTCGGGCTGCACGCCGTACTCGGCGGCTACCGTTACAGCCCGCCCGGCGACCGACTGCACGGTACGCGCCTGGGCGGTCCCGTTTGGCAGGTTCAGAATGAGGCGATCGCCAGCCTTGATCGGCGTGTCGCGGTCCAGGGTGACCACACGGCCGGCTGCCGACGAGATCCTGCCACCGTTCGGCCGCCCGGCCACCAGCTCATCTGCCACAGGAATGACGTAGCCCGGCAGCGGGATGCGGCCCTCCATGCCGGTTTTGAAGGTTACGGTCCGGTCCTGGTTGTTGCTCAGCAGCGCCCATTTACCACGACGCTGGGCCTCGGACGCACGGGTGCAGCCGATCGCGGAAATTTCTACGGGGCGGTCGCGGTAACGGCGCTGAAGCGCCAGGTCGGTTACGGGAATGACATCGGTGTCGTAGTTGTTGGCCGGGTTGTCGTAGCTGACCAGTGCCCGACTGTAATGCGTGCTGCGCTCGGCGCCACCGTAAACGAACTCCCCGTCAATCACGTTTGCCCGGGTGAAGACATAGTCGATGTCCTGCGCGCGCGGCATGTCTGCCTGCATAAACAGGGAGCCGTGAGCCCAATACACCATCCCTCGGTAGATTGCCGAAAGGTCGCGCAGAAGCGTCCACGCCTCGGCGCGGCCCTGCAGGTTCATATCGCAGAGGTACCGCGGCTCCAGACCGCCGACACCATTGGTTACTTGCTGGTCGCAATACTGGGCGATGCGGTACATCTCCCATTTATCAACCATCCATGGCTGAATCCGCTTGCCTAGACCGAAACGGTCCTCGACGCAGATGCCGTAGGTGACGAAGGCGGGATTATTGGTCCACGCCTGCTTGAAGGTACCGTCCCACACACCGGTGTAGGTGCGGGTGACCGGGTCGTAGTTGGTCGGCACGGGCCAGCGCTTGGCCTTGCAGTCAACCGTAACCGCCGGGATGTTCTGGAACTGCTGCGCATCGAACTCAATGTAGAGCAGAGCGGTGTTCGGATAGCGGAGTTTCTGGTCGATGATTTCCGTGTAGCCGGCCACAACCATCGTATCGCCCACGGTTCCGCTGTTGGCATTGGGAGTGATCCGACGTACGCGCAGCATCCACCCGGTTGTTGCCTTGGGCAGGTTGACGCGCACGGACCGCTGGTAGCCGTTAGTGGTCTTGCCATCTACAGCGCCCAGGTGCGACTCCACATAAGCCCCGCCGTCCGTTGCTATGTCGATAGCGTACTCAACTCGGTAGCCGTTGGTGTTGCCGCTGCTGTCTTGGCTTACGAGGCGCGGCCAAGACATGCGAACCCGAACTGCAGACAGCTGGATATTACTCAGGGAGCGTGTGAATGGATTGTCACTGCGCAGCTCGACGTTGACGTTGGTTTCATTCTCAATCGAGGGAATTCCTTGGATATAGTCCTGCTCGACCGACCCTGGCCGCCATTCCCATTTCACGCCCGGGAAGTTCACGTTGCCGCTGGCGTCCATGATTGGCGTGTTGTCGAGGTAGATGTCACGATCGGTCGGCGTGCCATCAAACTCGCCCTCACCCACGGCTAGCAGGATCTTTGCGATGTTCGTGGACTGCAGGCTGTCCGGTGCTTCGACAGGGGTCTTTGGCTTGCTCTCGCCGCCCTTGGCGCCAGTGATATCCAGGTGAGCTGCTGCGCCCATACTTTCCTCCGGGCATTAAAAAGCCGCCCGGAGGCGGCCTGTTCGCTGAGTTGGCCCTAGGCCTTGTCTTGCGCCTCGACGGAGGCAGAGATGATCGCCCCGCCCCATCGGCGCTTGCCGATGCAAATAGGGACGGGATTGCCGCTGGCGGTTGTGTTCTTCGCGCTGCCGAAGGCGTAGCTGGGCAGGTTATCCGGTGATCCGCTCATGCTGAGCCCTTTTGCTTGAGGGCTCAGCATCTGGATCACACCGCCGACGGCCATTGATCCACCGCCCATGCCCACGGCAAGCGCCGTAGCTGCAGACCAGCCCAGTGGGTTCCACCAGGCCAGAACTACAATCACAACTCCGATAATGGTCTGCAGCAGACCGGCACGTTTGCTGCCGGTAATCACAGGTGCAATCCGGATATCGCCGGCACCAACGAAGCCAAGCTCTTTCTCACCCAGATTCCTGTCACCTCGAAAAATTGCGAACTCGATACCCTGCGACTTTGCCTCTGCCATGTACCGTTCGAAGCCCGGCACTTGGATGCACAGGGCTCTGATCGCCTCTGCAGGAGATCGCACTGACAACCTGAAAGACCGGCCAAACTGGCGAAGCTTTCCGTACAGCACAACGTTGGTCATAGGATGGTGTTCGATTGCCGGTGCGGCCATTGCTGTTCTCCAGAAACAAAAAAACCACCCGGAGGTGGTTTTCAGTCGAAACATCGGTTACCGAACGCAGGCCCTGACCGCGTCTGTCACTCGGTCGAGTGGTGACTGCCAAGTTCGGTAGAAGTGGTATTGAACCGAGGAACCTCCTCCGCTCGGAACTACATCCACCAAGTGCAGGGGAGCCTGCGCATCAGGCGCCAAGACGGAGTATCGATCACCGGAAGACTGCAGGATCCCACCAATGCTCGCTCCAAGTACCGTCGTGCTCTGCCAGCTGTCGCGTATGCATTCCGCAACTTCCTGAGCGGGCTTTGCTGAGGTCAAAGTCAGCAGTGGGGGATTGCTCCGAGTATCAGCAACGCTTGCGCAGCCCGCCAGCAATGCCAGCGCCAGGGCGCCTACCAGAATTCGCATGTGATCCCCTCCCTTGAAAATTGCGACTGTAGCAGCGGGCTGGCCAGGCATCCAGCGTGGATGGAAAGCCAGTAGCAGAACTAATTGGAGCCATAGTAGCGTTGTGACATCCTGCATTCATCGCAACCAACACCTACTTTCCCTGCCCTCCCACTCCCTACCCAAGATCAGGAAGACAATGCATGACAACGCTGGCTGAAGCTCTGCGGAACTACATAGAGCAAGCAACCGATGGTGCCACAAGGCAAGAAATGAGGGACTACATCGACCGCGAATTCCCTAAACGATGGAAGCCTGGCGCTATCGCTGCCCATTTCTACGCCTGCACAGTCAATAATCCAAAGGCCTACATCCATCACAAGTGGGCTGACCGCTTCTTCTTCCGCTCCGAGGATGGTCGCTTCCATCGCTATAGTCCCGAGCTTCATGGGGTCAACACCTGGGCGCCATCAGCTAATGGCGATACGGATGACTTCGAAGATGTAGAAGAAGCTAAAATTGAGGAACTGGTAGAGACTTCTATCAGCCTGGAGCGGGACGTTGAAACCCACTTGGTCCGCAGTCTCGACAGCATCGAAAAAGGTCTTCGCTTCATTGATCGCCAGGTGAGCATTGATGTAGGCCGGGTCGACATCCTTGCAGAGGATGCTGCTGGTCGCCGCGTTGTCATCGAGCTAAAAGTTGGCCAGGCGAAGGATGCTGCTGTAGGGCAAATCGCCCGTTACCTCGGTTGGTATGGACGAAGGGATAGCAAGCGTCCCCGAGGCATGCTGATTGCCAGCGAATTTCCAGACGCTGTTCGTTACGCTGCGGAAGCCATACCAGACTTGTCTCTAGTCGAGTACAAGGTGCAATTCGCTTTCAATGCCGTTGTGGTAGAAGACTGACTCCAAGCCCGGCCAAGCGCCGGGCTTTCACGCCACACCAGGAGGTCGGCAATGCAACACGACTTCACGAAGCTGAGGCAAGCACTTCGCGACCCAGCAGATGGGCCATATGCCGTCGCCAAGATGCGAGAACTGCTCTTGGAGGCCTTGCAGGCCTGGCCAATCGAGCGATACCGCGTCGCTGATTACCTGCTCCCGCACGGGCGCCCCATTCGAAAAGGCGCGCGCGGTGCAATCGAGGGCCTACTGGCGTTCATCGCCGGGTGTGAAGCAAGTGGTGTGAACGACATTCTCAAGTTTTCTAAAATGTGCGAACTGCTCAATAACTGAGCCGACAGACGCAAAAAGCCCAGCGCGGGGCTGGGCTGATTCACTATTCTGCCGACTGAGTCAATGTGGCAGGTCTAGACCTGATGGTAATTTCTATCTGCTCAGCTTTAACCCCATAGGTCTCTGCCAGTTTCTCGATAGCATTGTCCAAACTTAACGGCCCCAGTGTATCTGGCTGCGCGACGAAGGGAACGGGCTCACCGACTCTGAAGAATGCATCATCTTCGAAAGCCGTCAACTGAGGGTTGTACCCATTGACGCGGTAGGGCTTATAGGCAGTGAGGTACTCGGGGTCTCCCCCCTTACCCCATACAGACCTTATTTCAGAAAACCTAAAGCACAGCGGGCCATCAGCCTCGCGAGGGAGGATAATGTCCTGAATCTTTGCAACCCACGTCGGGCAATGCTGTGAGCAGAGAATCAGATAATCCACCCCCACCCAAGAGCCATGCTCATTCGCCTTTGCTCCTCTACACAGAGTCCGAGTAGCCGGAATCGTTGCGAACTCAGCATCGCTAAGACTGAAAGATACCGCATTGACCATAGTGTTCCCTCACATCAAATCGGCATCCTAACGTAAGCCTGTCCACCCATCCACCCTGGACGGAAACCCAGTAACGGAACTGGATCCAGGCGTAGTAGCGTTGTGCCCTCACTCAAGGAGGGTTATACGTGAGCCAACCAGACAATCTGTCGCTAGAAATATATGCCTTGAAAGCAATTGTGCTTGGCTTGATCAACGTGCTTCAAGATGACAGCAAAGCCTTGGAGCAGGCACGAAAAGCAGCCCTGGCTTCCATCAGCATTGGCACCAAGGAAGACCGAGAGCTTGTCGAAAACCACGTTTCGATTGCTTTGTCGCCAAGGTTTCATAAGTCAAGCGAAAAGACCAACGCATAACTAACGAACCGCCCCGGTCCGCTGCCGGAAAACCCATGGACCGCGGCGTTTCACGAAGGGAATCTCCATGAGTAAAGAACCAAGGCTACCAAAAGGGGCTCCAATTAATTTCTTGCAGCCCGGGGAGACAATTACAAACCTGCCGGTGAGCCAACCAACCATTCCGGTAGTCCGAATGGTGATGCAGCCAGCATTACCTTCTTCACCATCACACGAGGTGCCTGGCTCAAATCGGTATGAAATCACTGCACTGATTGATACAGGCGCAGCAGGCGTGTATATCGACGAAGATTTTGCAAAGCAACATGGCTTCATAAGTGAGCGAACAACGACCGTTCACTCGGCTGCCGCGACAACAATCGAGCCAGTCTACCCGGCACTATTCGAACTTCCAGAGTCGTCATCCCACTACAGGCAGTCCGCTGAGTTCGTCTCGGTTCCTTTGAGAAAGCATGGGCGATCGTACGATGCCGTTCTTGGTATGCAGTTTCTGAGCAATGGCATTCTTCTGATGGACTTCGACTCAAACACCTTTCGGTTCGAGTTCACAACAAAGCCCAACAAATAGCAACTCCCGTGGATCCCATGGTCCATCCTGCCGTAAAGGGACGACTTCTCTGTCGTCCCAGTTACATGGCGCCGACGACGTCACAGGAACCACATTGGCTCTTGGATCGATCCTCGTCTCAAGCCTGCACACCGCAACAGCATCAGCTTTCTGATTACTCATTCTCGACCTCTTCGGCCAATCCGCTTCACTTCGCGTCCCGATGACGCAACACAAGGCGCGTCCGGTCGAGCCATGGCCCGCCGAACACGATGATTTCTGATGGTCTGCCGAGCAGGTGGTGAAGCATGAAGGGCCCAGGGCCGAAGATCTGAGCATGCTCCTCGGGCAGTTGCGCGGCGTCGCCCAGGTATATGCCGGCGTGGTTAGGGTGGGCAGTCCGCCCAATGGCCATGACGATCATGTCCCCCCGCTGAGGCTGGCTGACCTGGTAGAAGCCGGCAGCCTCATAGGCCTGCTCATACAGACTCGGGCCGTCTGCGTGCTCCCACCAGCCCTCCTCCCGGGCGTATGCCGGAAACTCCAGCCCCCACTCCCGCTTGTACCAGTCGGCGCAGACCTGCCAGCAGTCCCAGGCCCCGTGCACGAACGGCCTGCCCATCAGCGGCGTGTGACCGGTCGGGGTGATGGTGCGCAAGTCACCCTCCGGCCACGAAAGGATGTACCAGGGCAGACCCGTGGCTTCGCACATGGCAAAGTCGCGGGGCGACGGCCTGCTGGTGGCGTCAGGGTGAGAGTGCACAATGCCAATCACCTGACCCAGGTCTTCAGCTGCCGCGTACTGCTCTGGGGAGATGCGGAACTCTTCGGCCGGGTCGGTCGCGGTGTTCTCGCAGGGCACATATCGGTGGGCGCGCCCTACGGCAACGATCAGCCCGCAGCACTCGCGCGGGTATTCAGCGGCGGCGTGCGCTTGCACGGCGGCGAGAATGTGTTTGCGCATGGTCAGCTCCGCGCGATAAGGGAAACGGCCGGGTAGCCGCCAAATGGAAGTGGGTTGCCTTGCCCATGACGGACCGTGCAGCCCGAATCCAGGCAGCCGTTGCACTGATCCTTGGCGGGGTCGTCCGTGGGGTTACCATCAAGGTCGAAGTATGGGCCGGTGTAGCCACAGTTCGGGCCGCGGTAGCCGGCAGTCATTGCCCAGTGGCAAAGCTGTGTCATCTGCCGGCCAATAGTCTCGCCGCCTACATCCCCAGGGCTGGCTAATTCCCAAGCCACCGTGGTCCCGCCCTCTGAGATTTTCTGGTCGATGTACCAGACCTCCAGAGCCTCCTCGGTGGGAGCTGCCTCTGGATTGCCTCTGGGAAAATTTTCTGCATCCAGGTATTTCCCCATGGTGAGGCGCATGGTCAGCTTGAATTCGAGGAGGTTTTCAAAGGCCAGGCACAGTGCGGTGATCCTGCCGTTGACGTTGCCGACAGTTAAAGTAGGTCGCACCGTAGTACCATCAGAGTTCGCTTCGATGCCGTCGATCTGCATGGGCCAGGCGCCGTACTCGTTGCCTTGCCACCAAATCGACTTAGCTGGCAACTGGTCAGCGTTCACACCAGCTACAGCAAGTTCTTCTGGGGAATGGGGTATTGCGTGCCCATGGAACCGTAGGACATCCGCGCCGAAGTCCGAACCGTCGAGCTCAAACAACAGCACCTCGTCGCCAGGCTCCAGGGTCTGGATGTCCTTGATCAGTGACATGGTAGGTCCTTATGGGTGATACGCCCGCTCGAATGTGGCAGTGACCTTAAACCGGCCGCCGCCCACTGGAATGGGCTTGGGATCCGCACACGTGAACAATCCCAGATCACCGAGTGGCGTGGCCCACAGGAAGGCCTTGGCGCCACCGTGTCGGTCAAAGAACTCCATGATCTTGCGGACCTGGGCCTTCGTGCCGAAAACAGTGACTGGGTAGCTGTCTTCCTTGTTATTGGGGCCATCGCCAACTACCTGCCGATAGCCGCCGCCGAAGCGGGACTCGCGGGTTCGGTAGGTTATTTCTGGCGTTTCGCCGCGCTGGGTAGGCCAACTGAACTTCTCGATCGCCATCAGCGCCTCCCCTGCGTATTTCGATAGCTGAGCCCGCCTGGCCGCCACGAGTCCGCAACAGCTTTCTCAGCTGCGGATTTCATCTGCGACTCCATATTTCGCTGCAGTGCTGCCTGGTCAAGCTCCATGCCCTCATTGCTGCGGTCTTCTGTAACGATGCTGACCGGAGCGGACAGGGAGATCGATGTTCCGCCACCAACCCCGCCTACCGCGCGCACACCAAGTTGTCCTCCAGACGTTCTTGTCAGAGGCATGACAGCCTCATCACCGGCCTCACCCATCACCCCCAACTTGCCCCCTGCCATGCCGAAGGCGGTTGGAGTGCTGACAATTGAGTTGGTAAAAGCCCCGCCGTCAGCGAACATCTGAACGCCATTTGACCAGGCGCCGCCAAGTGCTTGTGGAAAGTAAGCGCTGGAGTAGCCAGCTTGGGACGCACCGAGGTTTGAGGAAACGGCACCAGCAGAGCCCGCGGCCATTCCATTGCCGGTACCACCGCCGAAATAAGCGGAAGCCGCCGACATCCCGAAGCTCACAAGGCTGCCCAACAGCCCCGACGCTGCTTGCTGGGCAGCAATGCGAGCCATGTCCGCCAGGACCGACTTGGTGAAGTCCGAGAAGGACGCCTTGCCTGTGATGGCGAAGTTCACGATCGAACTTTCCATGTTGGAGTAGGCACTGGTGAACAGTGACTTGGTCTGCCCGGCGACATCCCGAGCCTGGTCCAGGTAATTCTGGAAGGCTGAGGAGGCACCCTTGCGCCAATCGCCCTGGGCCACCGTCATGGCGTCGTAGTTGGCGATTGTGGCTTCCTGCAGGTCCCTCTCGGTCTTGTTGAGGGCCGCCAGCTTCTGGTTGTACTCATCGAGGCTCATGCCCCGCGAGCCATCGCCGTATTGGTTCGCCAGATCCAGGCGCTGCTGGTTCATTCGATCGGTGATGCCGTTCTGCTGGTCCTGCAAGCCGCGCTGGCGGTCGCCCAGGCCCAGGCTGTCGGCGGAACGCTGCCCTTGTAGCCTCAACGCCGCGACCTGCTGGCCGAGCGCGTCGGTGTAGGTCTGCACTGCCCTGGCCTGCTTGGCCAGCCGCCCCTGCTCATTGGTCGCCAGCACCGCAAGTTCGGTGTCAGCGTCCTTCTGCGCCTTGACCATGGCGGCGCGGGCGTCGGCAATCTTCTGGTCCAACTGGATTCGCTGCTGAGCGCTGGTGGTGCTCTTCCCTTTGGCCTCCTCCAAGGCTTTGATTTCGGCCTCGTAGGCGTGGGTGACCTCGGCGCTCTGCTGCTCGATGATGGCTGCGCGCTGAGACGCATACGATTCCTGAGAGATCAGTCCCGCCTTCTGCGCCGCATCAAGCTCCTTCTGATGGTTCTTGTACTCAGCCAGAATGGCGCTCAGCGCGTTCTTCTGGTCGTTGAAGGCTGAGAGGTCGACTGATCCAGTTCGGCCGGCCGCGTCTTTGAACTGCTTGGCGATATCGGCCTTTACCCTGGCGATGTTCTCGGGTTTCAGCCGCTCATCATTTGGGTTGACCTTGCGGATGGCATCCAGCGACTTGCTGTATTCCTTCAGCGCGTCAGCCCGCTTTTCGGCGTTGGTTCTGGCGGACTTCTCCAAGGCGTCGATCTTGCCGATTGCAACCACCGCCGCCTGTTGCTGCTGGGTGTCCAGAGCACGGGCGCTGGCTATCGCTGCAAGCGTGTCACGCTGCTGGATAAGCCCCTTCAGCTCAAGATTGGCGTTAGTGAGCTTTTTCTGGGCATCGATGTCGTCTTTGTCAGCATTCACCGCGCTCTGCGCTGCGGCCACTTGGCGCTGGAGATCAACGATTTGGCTCGCGATGTCCTGGTCCCGGCCAATGTTCTTGACCGAATCCACCGTTGCAGCCACCTCGCCGCGCAGCGCCTTCCAGCCGCGCTCCCAGATCGACAGGTTCTCGGTGACTTCCTTGCTGCGATTCTTGATGGTATCGACGTAGGTGTCGGTGAGAAGTTTGGCAGCCCCGATGGTGTCGCCCTGCTCTTTCAACGCGACGATCTGCGAGTAGGTCGACGCGGTGAGGAAGTTGTACTGCTCGTTGAGCTCCTTGGCCGCCGTCACCGGGTCTTTGCCGATCTTCACGAACTCGGCGACAGTCTCTTCGACGGCCTTGCCGGTCGCGGAGCGCCACTCCAAGGCAGCCTCGGTGATCTCGACAAAGCTGTCGGAGGCGATTTTTCCGCTACCGGCTAACTGGGTGAGCACTTCAGCTGCGGCGCCAGTGGTGCCAACGGTAGTCGCTACCTCGCGCGACATGCCGGAAAGCCGGTCCGAAGTGGTGCCGGCGGCATTGCCGGAGGTGATCAGCGCCTTCTGGAATCGGACCGCCTCTTCACTTCCCGAGTAGTAGGCATAACCGAGCACGCCGACCGCTGCAGCCGCGACCGTGAATGGGTTGACCAGACCGAGGACGTAGCCGCCGAGAGCCTTAACAGCCGGGCCCACGCCGCCGAACATGTCCTTGAGCTGACCGCCCTGTTGCAGCAGCACAGTGAGCGGCGCCTGGCCGCCCTGCAGTGAAACCACAATGTCAGTGAACTGGGCGGGCACGTTTCGCAGGGCCGCAGCCGTAGCCTTGGCGGTCATGCCAGTCTTGCTCAGCGCGGTATCGGCGCCGCCCAGCGCCGTGCGAGCCTGATCGATCTTCGTCTGGTACTCGCTGAAAGTCTCGGCATCGAGCGCGCCACTGGTGCGGAAGCCCTTCAGCTTCTGCTCCATCTGGTCGAGCCGGCTCATTGCTGCGACGGTCGGGTCGATCTTACCCAGCAGCTCCTCCAGAGCCTGGCCTTCCTCCCGATACGCGCCGGCAGCCTTCTTCGCCGCCTCCGCCTGGCGCTCCTCTGTGGCAATGAGGGCTTGAGCCCGACTATTGATGGCAGCCTGCCGACTTGCGCTGTCCGACAGTACGGCGTTCGCCTGGGAGGTGACCTCGGCGGTGTGCTCTGTGGCCCGATTGAGCGACTGAACGTACTGGCTGGCCTCCAGCGAGGCTTTAGCCACGGCCAGAATCCTGGCCTGTTGCTCGTCGGCGGATTCGGCAGCGCGCCGGCCGGCCTGGGCGCCGGCATCAGTAGCACTGGTCAGCGCCTCCTGTGCCTTGCCAGCCTGCGCGGCTTCGGCCTGGAATGCCCCCATGTTCGCTGCAGCGCTACTGAAGGCCTGGGATGCGCTGGTAACGGCGCGCCCCACGGTAGCCATCTGCTGGGCCAGCTCGGCCTGCTTGGCGTTGAGCGACTGCAGCTCCTGGACGATCTGCCGGGTGTCGCCCTGCAGGCTGCCCAGGGCCGACTCCCACGCGCGACCGGTCTTGCCGGCGGACTCCTCGCTGCGCTTGCCCGCGTCCGTCAGTTGGTCGAGGTTGTCCTTGGCCTCGACGGCATCACCGGAGTCGATCTGAAGACCGAGAGAGGCAATGGTGGTCATGATCTACTCCATCGATTCGGCCATGACGGCCAAGGCCTCAACCTCCATGACGCGGAGATCGGGGAAAATGTCGGTGAGGTCGCGGCGCTTGATGCCGAGCATTGAGGCCGTTGCGGGGATGGCGGTGTAGTCCAGGCCAGAAGCACCGCCCTGCCCGACCCGCCACTGAGTGCCCAGCGCATCGAACAGACGGAAGGCGGTCCAAGCGTCTGGCCAGACCTCAACCTCTTCCTCGTCGATGTCTTCTGGGGTGAGTCCCAGGGCCGCCAACTGCTCAGCGGATGGCCCAGGCTCGTAGCAGGCCCGGGCCGCCGCCCTCAGTTTCCCAGGCGGGCTGGGCTATAGGCCGCCTGGAAGGCGTCGGTCACTGCTTTTGGCGCGCCGGTGCAGGTGCGCACCAAGTCGAGGATCGCTTTCTGGCTGAACTTGTCCTCCAGATCCCAGCCGGTGACGATCTCGCCCAACTGCTCGGCCTGCAGGTCAATCTCGCCGGCGGTAACCTCTTCCCAGGTCGCCCCGTCGTTCTTCGCCTTCTCCGCCCAGGCATCGCGCGCCTTGTTCCAGCGATCAAACATGCCGGCAAGGGTCATGCGGTCCATGTAGCGAAACTGGAACTCCACGGGCACCGACTCGCCGCCGATACGCGGAACCTGAACCAAGGCGGTGAAGGTCGGGTTCTGCGCAATTTTGATCTTCGCCATGGGTTCTCCTTAGGCACCGGCCAGGTAACGAAGCGAGCGAGCCGACAGGCCGACGCTGATGGTTCGGGTCATCACGTTGTTCCGCTCCATGGTTGGATCGGGGGTGATGCTGACGTAGCCCGGGTACAGGATCTGGTCACCGTTGCGGAGCTTCAGGCGGATCACCGTCAGCTCTTTCGAGGCGTCATAACCCTCCACGGTTTCCACGTAGGCAGCGCTGGGCTGATCCTCGACCGCGATGGTCAGAGTGCGTGGGTTACGGTTGGCCGGGTACTGCTTGTCGTCGTCATCCTCCAGATACCCGACGGTGGTGTACTGCTGTTCGCCGCCGGCGGAGTTGAAGGAGGTGACTTTGGAGATCTGCACCCAGTCGGATACCGGCAATACGGAGCCGATGCCCGCGCCCGCGGTGAACAGCTCAATGTCGCTGGTGTCCAGGCCGCCCAGAGAGAACGCATCGGCAGCGACATTGGATGCCTTAACGGCGCGGTCATTGATCAGCGCCCAGCCGGAGTTGACCAGGAGAACATCGCCGTTCTGGATGTTGTGATCGGCTGAAGTCGCCACGGGCGGCTTGGCGTTGGTCAGCGCGGTGAATGGGACGGCAGAGCCGATGACACGTGCAATCTCCAGCACTGCGCCGTTCGGCAGCGGGAAGCGTGCGGCCATGGTGTATTTCCTCTTGATAGCCCGCCGGGCGGCGGTTAGTTACGCCCCAGCGGGCGGTTGGTCCGCGACGCCGCGGTAGGTGAAGCTGGCCGGGACCGTGTAGGTCGCCGACTCGGTGATGGTTGGGCCCTGGTCAACCGGCTCGGTGACCATGCCCTCGAAGCCGTTGCGGCTCAGCTCAGAATCAACCCGGAACAGGGCGCTGAGCTCGTCGACCAGGGCTTCGGCAGTCGCCAGGGCCTGGCCCGCCGGGCAAGTGATGCTGACCTGATACACGCCGGTGTATTCGTAGGCATCGCCGCCCAGGTAGCGGCAGGTGGTTGCCCCGGGCAGCTGGTAGGCCTGCAGGTAGGTTTCGCCCGGCAAGGCTGCAAATTCTTGTTCGAAGTTCGCGACGCGGATCGGGCGCGCCGTGGCCCAGGCCATCAACTTGATCTCGATGGCCTGACGGGCTCTTGCATGGCTCATACGCTGTTGTTCCTGATGGCTTCGTCGACGATGCGCTGGAAGTTGGCCAGGGTGACCCGGACCATGCCGGCCGGCGCCTGGGTTGAGTGGCCGTATTCCAGCGGCACCGCATACGCCAGGTTGTTCACGATGTAGGCGGTCTGGCCTATGGTCAGCGCCTGCACTTGCGTGATCAGCGCGGTAATGGCCTCGCTGCCCGACGGGTCGATGCGGTCGAGCTCTTCGGTTGCCGGCGAATCAATGGAAAACTGCCAGTTGCCCCGGAATCGCCCGCCGACGTAGCCCTGCCCTGCTACCAGGCCATTGGTAGCGAAATTCTGCTCGCGCTCGGTCTTGGTCAGGGGCTTGGCGTACTTCACGCCCTTGCGCAGCTTGCCGGCCCTGGTGAAGTTGTCCTGGTTCAGGTTGATTAGGGTGTTGCGGACCGCGACCTTGAAGTCGTAGTCATCTGCGGCCTGGTTGGCCTTGGTCCGGTGCGCGACATTGGCCGCCCACAGCTCCGGGTTGCCCACCGGCGACATGCGAATAACGCTGCTGCCTATCTCGATCACGATCTCGCGGAAAGTGGCATCCATGGCTTGCTCTGCCTGCTCGGCGAACGCCCGAATAGCCTCGGCGAAACCGCCCTGCTGCCCGCCATACCGCTGGGTCATGTGTGAGCCACGCGGCATCTCATTTCCTCAGTTGAATGGTCCAGGTTGCCCGGGCCGGATCTTCGGTGACGTTGATGGCTCGATGGCCGCTGATCTGGTCGCCAATCTTGGGCGTAGCCGGCACATTGGTGACAGCGCCTGCCTGCACCTCGAACAGTTCGTTCTGCAGCACCAGCAGCTTCGCGTCCTGGGTCTGGATGCGGGAGCCGTCGATTTCCTTGGCCAGGTAGCTGCCGTACATGCCGCGCCCGGTGTAGTAGATGATCGAGTCCGGGACGGTGCCGCCGATTACTGGGTCATAGCCGCCTTTGACCGTGCGGCTACCTGCAACAGGCTTGATGGCATCGGCAAGGCCGTCCGGGTCATCGAACGCTTCCGCCAGCTCCGCCTGGATTTCTTCTCGCATGCCCATTTCAAATAAACTCCAGCCAACCCCCTGACAGAGATCGGACATGACAAAAAAAGCTGAATGCGAAATGGCGATACGCCAACTTGCTCATACTTGGGCGGGCACCAAGGCGCAGCCGCCAGGCTGGCATCCGAGTTTCGGAGAGTTCAAAGACTGGCTTAGGGTCCAAGGTTATCGGCACTACCTAGAGTTCAGGAGCGTGATGTCCGCGAACGATGTAGCTGAGCAGTGGTTTGATCAGGAGCTGAAACAGACCTGGCGAAACTGAAGGCAGTTACACCCGCTTCAGCATTACGGTGCCGGCGCGGCGGGTCCAGGGTGCGATGAGGTCGAGGGCGAAGTTCTCGCCGGTCGAGCGATCGACTGACCCCGCGACGTAGGTCTTGCTGGTCGAGGTGCCAGCCTGGGCCGACACGGTCTTGCTCTGCACCTCGCGCTGGGTGTCCTTGTAGAGCTGGCCGGCCGCTGCCAGCTTGGCCACCTGCGCGCCGGCACTCACGATGGCGTCCGGCACTGGGTCTGGCACCGCCCGCTTGATTTTGGCCGTCAGCCAGGCGTTGGCCATGGCGACGGCGAGGACTGCATCACCGTCACCTTCCCAGCCCTGCCCAAGCTTCTGGTCAACATCAGCGACGGCAATGAAGTCGGTCATGGCTTATTCCTTCGACGGGATCAGGGCCTGCAACTCGGGCTTGTTGAGGGCTGGATCGAAGTTGATGCCCTGGGCCGTCAGCCACTCCTTGAGCTCTGGCACCTTCATCTTGTGAGGGTCGGTTTCGGGATCGCCGTCGCCCTCCTCCTCCAGCGCCTTCGCGATCTCTGCCGCAGTGCTGGTGGCGGCATAGCCTGCAGGCGGGTAGGCCGATGCCTTGTAGCCCTGCTCCAGCCACTGAGCGATGGTCGGGCCATCCAGGCGCAGACCTTCCTCGATCTCGCTCACGCTGATGCCCTGACGCTGGTAGGCCTCGCTGATGTGAGGAGCCTCGCCCTGCACGGATACCGAGGTGGCACCGTCGATCACGCCGAAGAACTGGTCCAGGCGGCGATAGCAGGTGCCGCGCTCGCTGCCCGGGGTGTTGGTGTAGATGACTTTCATGCTGATCTCCTGCGCAGGGCGCCAGGCCGGCGCCCCGCATCATGGGGTCAAGGGGTGGCGGTGCCGCTGATGACTGCGGCGAACGGAACCTGCTTGCGGTCGAACACGCGCTTCCAGTTGGCTGCCGAGGCGTACTGGGCGGCGGTCGGGCTCAGGTTGCGGTTCTCGCTGCCCTGCCAGCTGAAGCCAGCCGGCTGCAGGATGTAGGTCTTGCGCTCCCACAGCACCTCGGCACCACCACCGTTGCCGCCATCGGCCTTGCGCTGCATCTCGACCGGCATGTGCGGGTCGCCCTCGCCGTAGCCGAAGGCGCCTTGGCCGAAGAACAGCGAGAGGAACTGGCCTGGCGCGTAGGTCAGGGCGTCATCCATGAACACCGGCTTGCCCAGGTAGGTGGCCAGGATGATCTTGCCCTGCGAGTCGCGCAGGTACTCGATCATGTCCTGCTTGACCATCTGGTTCATGACGACCGAGTGCACACCGATGGCCCCGAACATGTCGGCAGCGTCGCCGGCGGTGAAGGCGGCATCCTGGAAGGCGTTCGCACTGATCGAGGCGCCGGCATCCTTCACCATGTCGCCGCCGTTCTGGGCGATGTTCGCCGCGATGATGCCGCGACCAGCACCCATCAGGTAACGCTGCCACTGGCGGGTCCAGTAGGTGCCGAAGCGGTTGCGGATGTGCTGCATCGGCTCGGAGTTGGCCAGCTCAGCAGTGAGGTCGGAGACGCCGTAGCCTTTGTTGAGGTACAGGGTCCGGGCGCGCATGCTGCCCTGCTCGGCCTTGCCTACGGCGCCCAGGTCGTCTGGGTCATCGTTGGAGATGTTCGGCGCCTCGTCGGCGTCGAGATCCTGCCAGTAGCTGATTTCGGAGGTGCCCTGGCCGTTCTTGGCGATGTTGTCCAGGGTGGCCGAGCGGGTGATGATGCCCGACTCGTAGACGGCGGTCTTCTCGGGAGAATTCACCGGCTCCAGAGTGCCGTAGTAGTCGGAAACGAAGATGTCCGACAGTTGGGTAGATGCCATGGGTTAGGTTCCTCGGGTGGCTTGGAGTTTTTTGTACGCATCGGGATTGTCACGAGCGATCGCAGCGCGCTCCTGCTCCGTGTACTCGCCCCATTTCTTCGTGGCCTTGCCACCGTTGTCGCCGGTCTGCCCGGCCCCCTGAGCCCTTGGCCACAGGTGGGTAGCGGTTTCGCGCAGCGATTCCGCCCATTCAAGGGGAGACAGCGGGGTGCTGCCGTCCTTCCCGTACACGACTTCGCCGGCACGGTTAGTGGCAACGGGCTCGCCGTCTTCGCCCAGTTTGAAGGTGCCGCGAGCGCGGAGGATGATGTCCTCGGCAGCCTCGGGCAGCGCGCCGGCCTTGATGGCAGCAGCGCGGATGGAGTCAGCCAGTACCTTGTCGCTGTACTTGGCAGCGAAGGCTTCGGCCTTGTCGGCGCGCTCGTTAGCAGCCTTTACCTGCTTGTCCAGGTCGGTGCGCAGGCGCTCGGTGCGGCGGCTGATGACCTCGTCCAGCTTGCCCTCGGCGATCAGCTTGGTTTCTTCGTCCTGGCCGGCCTTGACCAGCAGGCCCTTGACCGCCTCGATATCCAGGCCTTCGAACTTGCCCTTGAGGCCGTCCAGCTCGCTCTTGATGGTCTTATTGGAGTCGATCAACTCCCGGTTCTTGGACTTGAGGCCCGAAACCTCGCCGTCCAGGAATTTCTGTACCTCGCCGCCCAGCGCGGCCTTCAGCGCAGCGGTTTGGGTTTCGTCGAGGGTGAGGCCGTGGGCGGCCGGGTCGAAGTCAAAAGGCATGTGGCTATCCCCTGGGGATTTGATGGGCCCGCCTGGCGGGCATAAAAAAACCCGGCGCTTGGCCGGGTTCAGAATGAGACTTATCGCTTGGGTATTCGCTCGGAGTCGGGAACGAGCTGATTCACCCGTTTGAGCATCGACATGAGCCCTCCATGCAGGCCTGTCTTGGTGGCTTTCCGACGAGCCAACTGCTCTTTAATCAAATGCCCAGGCCCGTTGTAGATCTCTTCGAATGTACCGTCGCGATTCATGCGAATGCCGAGGTAGTAGTCAGGAACGTGATGGACCGGGAACGTGAGACTTGTCCCGAACGTCGTTTTGATCTGGACATTGCGTCCGTCCTCAGTGACCGCATCGTGATGCCTGGTCAGGCCTTCATTCAGAGTCAGGCAGTAGGCCAGACTTGCCACGACCTCACCGATGTCTCCGACTAGACGCCCATCAGGGGTAAAAGGCTTACCCGGATAGGCCTCTTGAAGCATCGAGACGGCGGTGAAAAGCCCTTTCAGGGCTCCTTCGATCTTCGATTGGATGGCTTGGTCCATGTTGGCTCCTTGAGTAGAGCCAAGATGCTAACTTAGATTCCCGCCCTGTCGAACGCCAACGGCTCCAGCTCCTTGAGCTGGTCCAGCGTCAGCGGCTTGAAGTTCTTGTCCAGTTGCAGGGAGGCGAAACGCTCGGCAGACAGCCCGCCATCGCGGAACAGCTTACCGCGCACCGGGCCTAGCGCGGCGTCCTGGAAGGCCGCTGGCTGCGTTTTCAGCCACTGGTAGTAGCTGAGGCTTGCCGACACCTGCCCGCCGCCATCAGCGCCCACAGCTGCCCTCGTGGCGCCTTCCCCGAACAGCGCCGACAATCTGGTGATCGGCGTGATGGTGGTTCGGCAGTGGATGTGGAACGGTGGCACCGGCCCCTTGCCTACCTCGAACTCGCGGCCATCCAGGCTACGGCACTGCACGCTGGTTTTCCGGTCCAGGGTGGCGACGATGCGATAGCCCGGCACCACCTCGGCGTTCGCCTTGAGGGTTTCCATGCGCGCGGTGGTGGCCACGTGCTGCACCGCGGTTTGAACGACCGCTCGAGCGCTCCGGTTCGTGACCGCCAGCACGCCGTCGGTGAAGTTCTGCGCCGCAGTGCCGCGAATGGCCTGGGTGATCTCAGCGTTGGTCTGGCCCTGCACCACCCCCATCCGGATGGCGTTGGTTACCCGGTCCGACTCGGTGCGCGTCCAGCCGCTCAGGAAGGGCTTCAGCAGCTTGCCGCCATCGACGCCAGCCACCTGCAGGGGCTGCGTGTTGATCGCAGCCCTGAGCAGCGAGTCTGCCGGCATGACCGCATCGATCAGCAGCGCCTTGGCCAGGCTGCGGCCTTCGAACGCTGCCTCGTACTGCGCGATGTCAACCAGGTCGGACTGCATCCGGTCGCTGAAGGCCTTGTAGATCTCCAGCAGCTTGCCGCCCACCCGCCTCAGGAACTCCTCCAGCCGACTTCGGCCGTAGGTCGTCAGCTCCTTGCGGGTGAGCTGGTCACGCACGTGGCTGTCAGCTCGGCGCAGGTAGGTCTCGAACTTCTGGACCTCGCCAGCCTTCAGCCGCTCAAGCAGCACCGAGTGGCGGCTTACCTGCTCCAGCAGCTTCTCGTCCGCTGCCTGCTCCGGTTTCTTCGCCATCGTCTTTGTCCAGGTCTATGCCGGTGCTGTCTCGGTCGTCGCCGATCAGCTCGGCCTCTTCGTCGTAGGGGCGCTCGGGCAGCTTGCCGGTGGTGAGGTACTGCCAGTAGGTTTCGGCGCTGATGGTGCCGGCCATGACACTCTTCTGCAGCTCAGCCAGCACCTGGGCATCCACCTCGGGGATCACGAACTCCGGCTTGACCGTGAAGACCACCTCGTCCGGGTTGAAGCCGGTCCACTCTGCGGCGTACCGCAGGGCCTGCTCGATGGCCTCAGCCGCGGTGATGACGATGCTGTGCAGCGTGGCGTGCTGGTCGTTCTGCCGAGTCTTGCGGGCCTCGCCCGACTCGGTGCCCGAAACGTCCATGACCTTGGCGCCGGCTTCGAGCGCAGCGTTTTTCTGATCTTCCATCGCGGTGCGAACGGCCTGGATGCCGGCGCCCTGGAACTCCAGGTAGCCACACTGGCCTTTCGGCCCGAGATCCCAAGCCGCAGACGGCCCGGTCACGCTGAGCTCCACGCTCTCATCCAGACCGGAAACCCACGGCTGCGGGTGGCTGGTCTGGTGCAGCGCGGTGAAGTAGTCGGCGCTGAGCTGGTACGACTTCAGCGCGGCCCGGGCCATGGTCAGCAGCGGGATTTCGTCCACGTCGGGCGAGTTGTCGGTGGAGCCGCAGTAGATGACCGGGATGTAGTCCAGACCACGCACCAGGTTGTTGCTGCCGTCGACGGTGCCCAGCGGGCGGTCATCCTCGATCAGCTCACCGGCCTCGTTGCGCACGCCCGTGCGGCAGACCGCGCCGTCCATGTAGAACTCGCGGTACACCGTCTCGCATTCGTGGCTGTAACGGTCCTGCTCCTTGCGCCTGAACTCGCGGAACACCGACAGCACCAGGTCCTGCCGGCCGCCTTGGTCGGCAGTGTCCCAGTTGATGGCATTGCGCACCGCGTAGGTGGCGAAGTACGGCTGGCCCTGGTCATCGATGTTGACCACCAGCGGCACCCGGCCATGGGAAATGGCCTGGCGCACGATCCGCAGGAACAGCTGGGTCAGGCCGAAGCCGTCAGCCGTGGCATTGTCCTCCAGGTCCTTCAGCCCCGAGGGTAGCTTCACCTCAGGGATCAGCCGGGATACCAGCCCCATCATCGAGCGCAGCGAATCTCGCACCCAGTGCTCGTACTGGGCCCGGTCGGTGTAGTTCCGGTAAAGGTAGGCATTGCCCGCTCCGTCCAGCTTCTCAGCTTCGGTCATGCCGCTGGGCTTGGGCAGGTTGCGCGGGCTGCGCTTGATGGCGCCCTCGCCCTCCAAGGCGTCGTCCATCATCCGCCACTCTTCGATGTGAGCGTCGTAGTCTGGGTTGGTGGATTGAACAGGCATTACGCCAAACCTCCGATGCGGCGGACACCGCCTGTGCGTTTACGTCGCGCCATGGCAACGGCGAAATAGCGGAACCCGTCAGCCGGGTGGGATGACCAGTCATGGAGCGGCTTGTCCTTCCAGCACCCGCGCTTGTCGTCCCACTCCTTGCGATAGCTCTCCAGGGCGGTGATACCCTCGCTGCACTTGGCTTCGTCGAAGGCGCAGTTGGGCAGGATTTCCCGCGCCTGCTCAATGCCCTCGTCCACGCCGAGCTTCGGGACCACCTGGAAGGTCATGCGGTACTTCTCTCCGTCGATCTCGTAGCCCTCTCGGGCGAGTTCGCGCCGGGTCTTGCCGTCGCTACCAAATTCCCGGTTGTCGATGTCGTGGGGGCCCCAGTGCTCGCCGTACTCGTAGCCGCGATCCTTCAGCACCTTCATGTAGTGCCTCAGGCCCTCGCCGCTGTTCTGGTAGAAGTCGACGACGTGGTATTCCTCGCCGACGATCCGGACAAACCAGATTGCCGTGGAGTCGCCCACGCCGATGTCCCAGAAGGTGTGCACCGGCAGGTGGCTGTTGTCGGGCAGTTTGCCGATGCGCTGGGCGGCGTAGAGCTTGGTGAACTGCTTGGCGTAGTAGGCGCCCTCGATCGTCTGCTGGAATGCCTCGGCAGGTATCGACGGGTACTCCCGCTTCATGTCGTCGCCAAGGGTCTTTTCCTTGGCGGCGTACCAGGCGCGCTGTCCTGGGTTGGTGACGATCCCGTGTTTGGCGGCCAGGTCATCGAAGTACTTGGCCAGCCGGTCCGGAATGACGACATCTGTCGGGTCCAGCCAGTAGAGCGGATTCCGCCACCAGCTGAAGAAGAAGAACTTCCAGTCCAACAGGCCCAGGGGCACGCCGGCCAGCTGCTGCTTCTCAGCAGACTGGCTGTATTCGAAGAAGTACCCGGCCCTGCCCTCGGCAGTTGATTCAATGGTGACGAAGCACTCGGCGGCCACAGCCTCGAATGCACCTGTGACGATCTCCCGCGCCTTGTGCGGGAACTTGGCGCAGATCTTCCCGAACTCGGAAACGTGCAGGTAGCGCAGCGTGCCGCCCCGGAAGGACGTGGACACGTAGAGCGACCCGCCCTTGCTGAATACCAGCTCGCCCGCGGCGTCGTTGCTCGCCGGATTGGCTGCCTTGATCTCCATGGGCAAGTGATCGTAGGCGTACTTCACCTTCTCCCGGAACAAGCGTTTGGCGTCGTTCAGGGTGTGGGCGATCAGGGCGCACTTGGCGGCCTCGAACAGCGCGGCGTCCAGCTGGACGATGCAGACCAGTGTGGTGAAACCCAGCTGCCTGGCCTTGAGGATGATGTTGCGGGTGTGCATCCCCTGGAAGTAATCGACCTGCTCCTGCGTCATCCGGAAGCGGACCTTCTTGCCCTGCTTGTCCGTGATGAAGTACAGGTTGTTCAGCCGCCAGAACCGGTCCCGGAGCAGTTTCATGTGCTCGGGCTTCATGGTCAGGCATCCTTCGATAGTTCATCCATCAGCTGCGACAGCTCGTCAGCGTCTTTCGACTGCTCCTTGTCGTCCAGGCCGAATGCGGTGCGCTCAAGCACCTGCAGGTTCTTCATGGCCGACGACAGCTGGAAAAGGGTCTTGGCGTTGCTGGGCAGCGCCACGGCAGCGAGCATCGAGCTGCGGCGGAAGCCACTCTCATCGTCGGCCGTCTCGCGCTCAATCTCGTCTTCGATGTCCTCGCGGCGCTTGATGGTGGTGAGCAAGTCATCCATCAGCAGGTTCGCAAGGTTCGCGGCTTTGCGAATGTCGCGGCGATGGCTGCGAACAACCGTCGCGCCCTCTTCTGCCGCCTCTTCGATGATCTCTGCGTCCCGCTCAGGGTTCGCGCATTGGTCTTCGCGAACCTCACCGCGAACCAGCTTGTTGCGAACCTCTTTACGGACCTGCTCGGAAAGATCCCGCTCCCAGCCTAAAGCTTTGGCCTTCTTCCTGATCGCGGTGTCGCTCACCCCGTTACGGTCAGCGATGGTACGGATGGAAAGCGCCCCGGCCCGGAAGGCTCGCTCAATGGCCTCCCAATCGGGTTGCTTTGCGGTCATAGATATTCTGCTTCTTGAAGTGGTGGCGGATTGCCGGTATTGGTGAGCGACCTAAATTCAGATAGGCCCCACACATGAGCGAATCAAACATTGATCTTTTCGACAAAATCACGGGACTGATTTTTTCGAAGCTGTATCAGACCTTTCCTGTTACTGGAACACTGAACGTGATGTCCTTCATGGAGGCGTTCCCGGGCGAGGTTGATCGCCCCGGGGAGTTTTTTTCAGCCACGCTGAAGTGGCTCATAACCTCAGGCTATATGATGGGCGAACCCGATTCCAAACACGCCTACACCTTCAATAAATGCACACTGACGGCGAAGGGGCTTGAAGTGCTGAAGGCCGTCCCCGATAGCATCACCGGCAAAACGCTCGGCGCTCAACTGCAGGATGCCGCGAAGAGTGGGATGCTTGACTCTGTGAGATCCCTGACCGGAAAGGCTTTAAGCGCCGGCGCATCCATGACGTTCTCTGCTGCCTCAGCCTGGATAGCAAATACTTAGAATGGATCGGCTGGGTTGGCAATCGAGCGCACGAACCACATGAAGCCCTGCTGCAGGTTGGTCTTGGCAAGGGCCAGGGTGCGCTGGTCCACGCCTTCGATCTGGCCGATCTGCTTGAACAGATCGCCGGCGTCGGCTTCCAGGGCCTTGATCGAGTTCATGCCGTCGATCTCGCTCTGGGTGAGGTCGCGGTAGCCGGTGATCTTCTTGTGCTGGTTGTCCATGGGTGATCCTCAGGTTGTCGCGCCACAAAACGGCGCCTACTTGGAATGTGGCGCGACTACGGCGATACCCGATTGAGGGCCTCATCTGCCTTGTCTGCGGCCTGGGTGGCTGTCGTCGCTGCCTTCGATGCCTTGGTCGCGGCGCTCTCGGTCTTCCGGGTCAGCTCATCCAGGCGCTTGTCGCGCTCGGTCATGGCGGCATCGTAGGCTTCGCGGATCTGGGTCACCTGGTTGGCCTGGGTGCTGGCCATGGCCCAGTAGGCCGACTGCCAGCCCAGCACCGCGCCGCCGGCCACCAGCAGCGCAGCGATGATCCAGACCTCTGCCCGGCGCCACCAGCGGCGGGCGATGAATTCAAGTGCGCATCTGTCCATCACGATGTACCTCCGAGCTTGGTGCGCAGGCGGGCGATCTCGTCGCTCTGCAGCGCAACCCGCTCTGTCAGGCTGGCGACCTGGCTGGTCAGGGCTTCGATCTTCCCTTCCATGCGGCCAACAGTGGCTGCGAGGTCGTTCCGCTCCTTGGCGAACTGGTCGGCGCGGGCCTCGGCTTCTTTCCGGGCCTCGCGCTCGATGTCCAGCAGTTCATTCAGGCGGCGGACGACGCCGATGTCGGCGGTGTCCATCGCCCTGTCAGTGGCATCCCGTGACAGCCACTTGCGCAGCCACAGAAAACCACCCAGCAATACAGTGCCCGTTCCGCCCAGCCAGGTGGCTGTGCCTGGGCCGAGGTCGGTCGGGTCCATAATTTCTCTCAAGAAAGTGAACATAAGTGTTTACACTGAACACTTATGTTTATATAATTACCCCATCAACACACAACGGAGGGTTGATGAAGTACAGCGAGTTCAGGAGATGGTTGGAGGCCCAAGGGGTCGAGTTCTCGAAGTCAGCCAACGGCAGCCACTTCAAGATTCGCTACAAGGACCGCCAGACGATCTTCCCGAGCCACGGATCCAAGGAAATTGGTGAAGGACTCAGGAAGGAAATCATCAAGCAACTGGGCCTCAAATGAGGCCCCACCACCCTGAACAGACGTCCAGTCAGCCCCAAGAGAGGAAACATGTACGACTACAAAATCGTGGCTCACGAGGAAAACGATCACTTCTGGTCGTCTTGCCCTGATATCCCAGAGGCGCACAGCGTGGGCGATAGCCTGGAAGAGCTTCTGGCGAATGCAGTGGACGGGCTCACCCTGGCGCTCTCAATCTACGTGGACCAAAAGCGGGCAATCCCACCCGCCACCGAAGCCGGCGATCACATCGTCCGGCTTTCTGGCGTCACCGTGGCGAAGGTGGCGCTCTGGAATGAGCTGGTCCGATCCGGGAAAACCCGAGCAGATCTCGCCTCAATGCTCGGCATCTCGCCTACCGCCGCCGGGCGCCTGGTCGACTTCGAGCACACTTCGAAGCTCGAAAGCCTGGAAGAGGCCCTGGCCAAGTTCGGCATTCGCCTGCAGGTTACGCCCACTGCCTTGAGAGCTGCCTGACTGATTGCCAAAGGGACCGGTACTTACAGCGCCCCTTTTGAGGCCCGCTTCAAGATCGAGTAGGAGGCGGGTTCACACCCGCCGTCCTCTCACCCCACTGCGCCGCCTCTATCCGCTTCCTGTTCGTCAGGCCAGCATTTTGCCTCGGGCTTCCTTCAGATCCGCAGTCACCCGCGACACCCTTGCCTCCGGCTAACACTTCCCCTTGCCGGGTGTGTAGAGGACTTTCACCTCCAAGTCACCCGCTCGGCCACCACAGCCAAGCGGGTTGCGCTTATGCGCAACGCGCCATGCCTGGCGCACCAATAAAAAACCCGGCGCGACGGCCGGGTTTTGGTGAGCACTTTAGGCTCGTATGGAAAGAGGAATTGCACCAGCAGCAACGCAGCTATACCCGACAGCGGACAAACCTTGAGTAACCGGTACCAACAGGAAATCAAAGACGTCTTTAATCATAGAGCTAACCTCCTTCGCAGGCATTACTGCTGCGATCAGCGAATTCATTGATGGGAGTGCAGATACAGCCACAGCCAGAGCAAACAAACCCGCCATCCGGATAGCCGGCATAGCCACTGGAATCGAACCAGTCTTCCCCCGAAGCTATTGGTCACTCCTAAACGCGCAGGAATGACAGGATGGGGATATATTCGGCAAAGCGGCAAAGGATGTCAAGCGGCCATCTTCACGAAAAGCTCTTCCTGCTCCAGAAGCTCTACTCCGGCGGTTATCGCCTCCTCCACCATCTCGCCCAAAGCCTTGTGGATCTTGCTGCGCCAGTCGCGTCGGGTGCGCTCCGGTGTGCCCTTGTTGTCATCCCACTGGTTCATGTCGTAGATGTTCGCCTGCAGGATGGCCGACGAGCGCTTGCCATCCGCCCCGGGCTTCTGCGGCTCTGCCCAGGTAAGCACGGCATAGAACTTGAAGTGCTGGTGGGCATGGGTAGCGATCACGCGACCGAGCCCCTTGATGGCCTGGCCTCGCTCGCCGGCGTCCAGGGTGTAGCGCGCAATGAGCGCATCCCAGTGGCGCGGCAGCAAGCGCTTGTGCAACAGGCTGCGGTACTCGCAGTCCATCTCGAAGCGTTCCTGGCGGCTCATGCCGCCGTAACCGGCGCAGCCCTGGTCGGCGTCGACCCAGGCCGCGTTGGCAGTCTTCCCCTCGGACCCGGCCAGCAGGATGCGCACCAGTACGGCTGTCTTGTTCATACCCGCTCCTCGCGCTTGCGCGTCGCCTTGATGACCATTCCACGCACGATGCAGTAAGTCGAGATCACGAAGATTCCCAGAGCCAGCAACAGCGCGCTGTCGATTGGTGTCCAGTTCATGCCGCTGCCCTCCGCAGGTCTTTGAGTTTTTGCCTGTACAGGGCCTTGATGGCCTGCAGGTCTTCGATGGTGTAGCGGCGGACTGATTGGTCCCTTTCCAGGGCCTCTACAGCGTCCAGGCCAATGCGCTTGATGAGCCCGATGCGGTAGTCCGCAACGTTGCCCGACAGGTATCGGTTGTCGTGCTTCGACTGGGCGTGACAGTTGTTCTCGTCGAAGCGCAGGTGTGGGGCCGCGCCGGTGCTGCGGTAATGCCCCGCATCGACCGCGTTGCCGTTCCAGTCGAGCTGTCGACCGCTGGAGATGCAGCGATACCCCGCCAGGCGGTCCCGCTCGCGGATGTAAGCGTTGAACGCCTGCTGGGCCTCCCGCAGGTGATCACCCTTCGACTTCAGCTTCTCGCGGCGCTCCTGGAGCTCCTGGCGGGCCTGCTTGGTGATGGCCCGGGCAGCAACCTTCTGGACCTTCGAATCCTTCGACATGGCCAGCGCACAGGCGATGCTGCACACCTTCTGCGTGGACATGGCCGGCTTGAAGCGCTGGCCGCAGCCTGGTGCCTTGCACTTCTTCGGCTTGATCTCCTTGGCGAGCATCAGTGGCCCTCCCTTTTCTGGCGCTGGTAGAAGCTCGTGACAACCTCCGCAAGGAACCGGCAGCCCATTTCGCTCAGCCCACTGGCAAAGTCCGCTGCCGCACCCGCACGCCCCGCATACTCCTGATCAAGGCGCTGAGCCACGGCGGAGCAGAACGAGCCGATATCCTCGGCATCCATCTCCTTCACGACCTTCTCGGCCGAGAGGAAGACGGTGGTTTGCGTGGTAATTCCAAGACCTTCGCTCATGCGGCCTCCTCCCCTAGCAGGTCAGCGAAGTGCACGCCACGCGCGGCAAACTCCTCGACGATCCGGTCGGTGTACTGGCAGCCCTGGGCGCGGTTGAACAACCGGGTCACAGGGAATCCATCCGGCCCGAACATGGCGCAGGGCCCCATCCAGCGCAGCTTGATCTCATACGGCAGGTTGAGCAGGGTCATGTTGTAGCCGTCGCGGAACTCCTCGCAGGAGGCGCGCATGATCGGTACACCGTGGTGGAGTTTGCAGTAGCGGCGAACCTCTTCCACGTCGCCCATCTCGGTGCTCTTGGCGATCCGGTCGTACATCGCGAACCACAATGCGTTTTGATCCAGGGTGCGGTCCTTGCCCGGGCTCATGCTGACCACGACGAATTTCTTCTCGCGGAACAGTCCGGTCATCATGGTGATGGCCTCGGACAGCTTGGCCTGGCTGTTGACGCTGATTTTCTCGGTCATGGCGCCACCTTCAGGCCTTGGGCCTCGATTGCGGCCGCAGCGTGAGATAGGCATTGGTTGTGACCCTCTGCATTGCAATTCGCACCTTGGTCATAGCAAAAGTGGTCAATGCGTTTCCTGGGCGGCAGTTCCACCACCACGGCCTCGCGAGAGGCCTGCCAAGCCCACAGAGCAGCACCCATGATCACAGCACCGTCCTCGCTCTTGGACTCAGCCACATCGGTTGCCCCGAAGCCGAATTGCGCCCGGAAGGCGACCTCGAACTCGGCGCGCATCTCGTCAGTCATACGCCCTCCCCGGCCGGCTGCCCGGCGCGCTTGATGTTCAACTTGGCCAGAAGGTGTGCACGGCACTCAGCGGCACCAGATGGGATCTCCTGCAGTGCGAGCAGCCGCGCCTGGCGTTGGCCGGCGTATTCGTTCGCCAGCACCATCTCGCTTTTCTGCCCGTCGTGGCCGATGCCCACCGCGATTTCGCCCAGTGGCTCGCCGTTCGCCAGCATGCGAATGGTGATGTCGTAGGCCCGGGCGAACACCTTCTCGGCGCGCTCCGGCTCCATCGATCCCAGGTTGTTGGCCTCACACTGCAGCGCCGCGTGGCGGATGGCGTGGTGCGACCAGACCCGCGAGCCCGCCCGGCTGGGGTGGAAGTTCTCCAGCGCCTCGGCCAGGGCCTTGGCCAGCGGCGGAATGCCCATCTCCTCCGGCGTCGGCTGGCACAGCTTGATGAACTTGCCGCTGCTCGGGGCGAAGTCGGTGCCCAGCACCCGGCACTTCTGGATGCCGAAGCGGATCTGCTCCAGGGTGTTGATGCCAGCAGCTACGAAGGACTTGATCCAGCTGCGCTTGGCAGCCTTCAGGGCCTCGTCATCCGGCCATGCCTGCTTCCACGCCGGGAAGATGGCCTGCAGCTCCTTGAACAGGGCATTGACCACTTCGGTGGTGCCGGGGTCGATCTGCTTGGCGGTAACCGGGACCACGGGCGGCAGGTTCGGCGCGGTGGCCAGCAGCTGGGTCACGCTCTTGGGCTTGATTGGATTGCTCATAGCGCCCCCAGGTCATCAGCCCAACTGGTGTCGTTGAAGTCGGGTCCGTTGGCCTGGCGCCTCACCGGGAACGGGCGGACATTGCTCGCGGCGGCCATATCCCGCTTCACCCACTTGACCAGCAGGCTCACCCAGGCGGCCTGCGTCTCGAAGCGCCCAGATGCCGAGTAGTGGCAGACGAATGCGGCGGTCGCCTCGTCGGTGAACAGGCCGACAGGGATACCCATGCGCTTGGCGTAGGCCTTCAGCAGCTTGTCGTCAGGCTTCCACTCAAGAGTCATCTCGGTCGGTGACTTTGGGTCAGCCGAATTTTCCTCGCCCGCGCTGTGTGTGTTGTGTTGATCTTCTCCTATTCCCTTCCCTTCCCTTCCGGGGTCAACCGGTCGACGACCAGTCGACGACTCCTCGGCGAATTGTCGACGACCACTCTCCGACTCATCGTCGATTTCTGCCGGCGGGGCCGGGTATTTGAAGTTCTTTTTCTCGATCTTCTGGTGCTTCCAACCGCTGATATGCAGGTAGTTTTTGCCGCCTACCCAGTAGCTGCGCATGAGCTCGGCACCTTCCAGTTCGCCCAGGAGCGCGCTCACTTCTTCCGTGGTGATGTCATCGCCAGGGAAGACCAGGGCCTTGATCGTGCGAGCTGCCAGCGGGTGGTTGCCCCCGTCATCGCAGAAATTCCACAGGCCGATGAACAGCAGACGGGCCATCGGGCGGCAAGACATGACCTGCTCGCTCGACCAGAATTCGGGCTTGATAGTGCGGATGCGGGCCATCATTGGGCCTCCTTGGTGTTCTGTGCGGCGTTCTTCAGCGCTGCGGTCAGCATTCGGTAGTAGCGCTGGAAGCGCTCAGGCTGATCGACTTCGAGGCTCCAGCCAGGCGAGTGGCAACCGCACTCCTCGTCGTGGCACGAGAGCTCTTCTGGAAAGTGTTTTTTGATGATCGCCCGGGCTTCCTTGTTGATCGCGGCAGCCTTGGTCAGGAAGCGGCGGCCAGCAGTTGGCGCCAGATAGACGGTGGTTTGTTGGGCGACGATGCTCATTGGTCGAGCTCCTTGGCCATGAACTCGTCAACGAATGCGTCTGCCATACCGCTGAACAAGGGCATCTTCCCCTCGTTCCAGATAGCCAGCGGTGAACTGGTGCCGATGGGGTTGCGCACGAAGCGGTAACGCTCTGCATCCTTGCGCAGCTCCGCGTTCTCGGCCTTGAGCTTGTCGATTTCCGCCTGCAAGCCCCAGACTTTCGCCTGAAGATCACCACGATGCGCGGTTTCGCTAACAAGGCGCTCACTCGCAACGGCCAGTGCCGCAGAAGTTCGGCCATCGCCATTGCATACCGTGCAGTGCCCGAGCCGCTCAAATGAGTCAGGACCGTGATAGGAAACGTGGACTTCCTCGCCGGAACCGTTGCAGGCTGGGCAGTAGTAGCCAAGCGCTGCCTTCGCAGCATCCCAGCCATTCCAGGCCGAACCTACGTCAGGAATAGCATCCCACACGATATGGCCGGCGTCGGAGATGACGTCATCCAGCCACTTGTTGAAGTCCGGGTCTTGCCACTGCTGGCGATCTTGCTCGCGGCTTCTCATGCTGCACCACCGGAGACGATCAAGGAGGCCAGTTCTGCGAAGCGATCCTCATACCAGTGCGGCTGGGTTTCGCGCGGGCACTGAGGGCTGGTCAGGTTCTTGCCGTAGCGAAGCCCCTTCTCGGTGATCGACCAGAAATAGACGGTCTCCTTCTTCGAGTTCACCCGGGACATCTGCTTGATGATCCCGGCGTCGCGCAGCTTCCAGTTGAACGGCGCAGCGGAGCACTTGATGCCGTGAAGCTTGAGGAGAACGGTCAGCGGCTTGGAGGCCATGCTGGAGCCATCAGGCGAATCGGGGGCTGCATCAACCGCATAGCCAGGCAGGAACTTGGCATCCAGGCCGTTGCTCTCGGCGATCTTGGCGAGCATCTGCACTTGGCAGGACGCAGCGGGCTTCAGCAGGCGCGTGAAGCACTCCATGATGGCGATCTCGCCAATCACCTTGGTTCCGTTGGCCATCACCGCCTGCCGTGCGCCATCCTGCTGCTCAAGCTCTCGCCAACGACGAATTACCGCAAGGCGCATCTTGGCGCTGTAGCCGGTGAGCAGGGTGTCGGTGAGATCACGATTCAGGTTGAAGCATGGAAGCCACCTCCCTGTGCTGTCCTGGTACTGAGCCGAACAATCGGCCCAGTCAATTTCCAGTTCGGTTAGCATCGAGCGCACGTCGGCCAGCACATGCTTGTGCGCCTTTCCGGTGAGCTTTGCTATTTCTCGCGACGACATCGTGCGCGCCACGAAATCGTGGTTCGCATTTTGTGGCGCCGCCCTTGATAGGGCCTGTACACTTTGGGTCTGCATATGCATAATTCCCCTACAGAGTTTTGTATTGCAGAGAGCCGGGCCGCTATCCCGGCTTTTTTGTGTCTGCGATTTGGCGTCCCTTATGAGGGACTGGCGTCCGGGTCCCTAATTAGGGATCGGACGATTACCTCGGAGCCGCGAACGGCACCACGTTGTTGCTCTTGGGCTTGCCCCGCATGGCGCGAAAACGAGCAGTCATCTTCAGGATCTGCTCAGACAGTTCGTCAGTCGTCAGACCTACCTCGCTTGCCCAGGCCTCTAGCTCCGCAAAGTCATCCTTGCGGAATGGCGCCACCCCTACTTCGTTCATTGGGGTTGCTTCGTTGGCAGATGGCATGCGTCCTCCCGACCTAATTAGGCACTGGCCTTTTTCTCGTTGAGCAGCGGCAGGTATCCGTGCTCCCGCCTGAACGCCAGGGCGGCCAGGATGATGTCCCTCGACAAAACGCTGTGCTGGGTCTTCCTCTCAAGGGCGTAGTCCTTGAGCTCACTGAAATCTTCGTCATCCAGACGAACCTTGACCTGGTGGTCGTGGCGATGGGCTTTGTCGTCGTAGGTCATGTGATCCCCTGCTGTATGCGTGGTCGATCTGTCTGGATGAAGAGGTACTTGCTTGCCCGCATTTAGGCCCCCTAGAGGGCCTTTTTGTGTCCTACCAGCCCCAACACTGGGGCCTTGTAACGCGCTTGTCGTAATTGCTCTTGGACTGCGAGAGATCGACTCATTTCTAGGTACTCGTCGGTCGATCTCTCCAGGCTCCAGCCGAGGTCGGCAGCCAGCTGTCGAACCTCAGCCTTCACCTCGATCGGCAGCAATTCGAAGGTGGTTTCAGGCATAGGCCCTCCATAGGGTCCTCAGGCCGACTTATCCTGTTGCCCGACACCGTTCATTTCTCGGAGCAGGTCAGCAGCGCCCAGTCGGCGGCCGAGGTTTGCCAGTTCGTGCACGTAGGTAGCCAGCTGCATGCCGGCCATGCGGGCCTCCATGCGCAGCTTTCTGACTTCCTCGGGCTTCCAGCGCGACTTGATCACTTCGCTGCGTTTGTTCGCGGGGTCCAGGTGCATTCAGGGATTTCCTTGTGATTGAAAAATGGTTAAGCGGCGGACTTTTGGGACGGGAACGGCCGCTGCTCTTGCGCGGTAACCGTGCCGTCTTCACCAACAGTCACGTAAACATCACGGCCCACCCGGATAGCCTTGCTCAGGCCTCCTTGGGTGCAGCCGAGCATTTGAGCGGCCCTGGTATGGCCGTGCTCTTTTGCGAATTCGGAAAGCGGGATTCGGCGCATAGCGACGTCCTCAACAATGGCTCTACGTCGGCAGTATGACCGGCGGTATTGTTAATAGTCAATACCGCCGCTATTGGTGCCGCCAATACCGGTGGTCATATCATTCGCACATGACGAAAAACTCACGAAAGGTTCCGCTTGCCGACTGGCAGGTGGAGGACAGCAAGCGCCTCAAAGCGCTGTATAACCAGAAGCGTGCCGAGCTCGGCCTGACGCAGGATCGAATTGCGGCAGAACTGGGTGAAGGCGTGACGCAAGGAGCTGTCAGTCATTTCATGAATGGGCGAACGGCGCTGAGCATCCGGGCGGCATCGGTTTTTGCAAAAGCTCTTCAGGTGCCCGTGTCTGCATTCAGCCCAAGGCTGGCGGGGGATCTCGATGCCCTGCTTGCGATTCCGCATGTCGGCTCTCCGACAGCAGATTGGGGGCAGGCCCCTCGACATGAAGACCAACAGCACGCTGTTACTCCTCTACCAGAAGGCTCGGACGAAGCGGAGCTTGATGGCAAGTACGCCTACGTCCCCCAGTACGACGCCAAAGCAGCAGCCGGCCTGGGCAGCGAGAACCCACACGTTGAAATGCGCTCAACACTAGCGTTCAAGCGAGAATGGCTGAAGGTGAAGGGCGCAAAGGCGGACCATCTCATCGTGATCTACGCCGAAGGCCAAAGCATGTGGCCAACGATCAATGACAGGGACGTTCTGCTGGTCGACCGCTCTCGAATTGATCCTATCGATCGTCAAGTTTTCGTGCTGGCCGGCGCGGACGGAACGATCGTCAAGCGCCTGGTGCAAGCGCCGCTTGGCCGCTGGATCTTACGTAGCGACAACGACGACAAGGACCAGCATCCAGATCGGTTTTTCTTCAGGAGCGAGGACAACGAGCACCGGATTATCGGGCAAGTGATCTGGCGAGGGGGCGATTTGTAGCCATGCCCTTAACCAAGCCAAGGCTAAGCCATAGAAGACGCTGAATTAGGACGGTGGACGGTTACGGATGACTCAGTGGCGAGAGCGTAGTTTCTGGGGTAAAGCGTGGATCTATGCCTTGTTGGCACTACTCCTCGTGGCGGCATCCGATGGCGCGGACGTATCTAGCCTTGGCACAGGTTCATCCAATCGAAAGCGGGTCTTCAGCCCAGGGTTCATCGCAATCTGCGTCCTTGTAGTTGTGATTGAGCTGATCGTACTGAACCACTTGTACAGGGCGCAGTGATCAGGATCTACCAGGTGACGCAGGGTGGAAAGGATCGGCTGGCGGGGTATGGGGATGAGGTGAAGGTGGGGCGAATCAATCGAGGTGTAGGCGAGTAGCCTACCACCAGACATTTGGAGCAGCGCATTTGAGCATGGAAGACAACTGATGCCTGAGAGCATTACAGCGGTAGAAATTATCAGGCAAAGCCACCAAGGAATTTCTATCAAACCATTCATCGTGCGTGGCGATGATGGGGCATCCTATTTTGTGAAAGGGCTGGAAAAGGCCGGGGGGCCGGCGCTCATTTCTGAGGTTATCGGTGCAGAGCTTGGCAAGCGCATGGGTCTACCCATACCCGACTGGAAATTGATGCATGTCCCAAATGAGCTCATCTCCTTCAGTGCTATACCGAATGTTACCGACCTTGGTGGAGGTTTGGCATTTGCCTCAAGGGCAGTCGAGAATGCATCTGACTTCAGCGTCAGCAACATCAATCACACGCCGATAGACTTGAGACGTCGAGTCCTGCTGTTCGACCTCTGGGTGCGTAACGGTGATCGATGCCTCAGCGAGCGAGGCGGCAACGTGAATCTGATCCTAGACGGATCGGGCAGCCTGACCGTCATCGATCACAATATGGCGTTTGACAGGGCTTTTTGTTGCAATGACTTCATGGAAACGCACGTTTTCCGCGATTGCAGGTCGTTTTTCAGAGACCTTGTCGTTCGTCAGGAGCACATGGAAATCCTTAGCGATGCCGTGAAAAACTGGGGTACGATCACCTCCCTTTTGCCAGACGACTGGCTCTTTCGCGACAGGGACCAAATCGATTTAACGGAGCCAACGGTAGCTGAAAGGCTGGAAATGCTGGAAGTGTTCAAGGACGAGCGGTTCTGGGGAGAGCTATGAAATACATCTGCAACTACTCTATTTTGCGGTTCTTGCCTTACCCAGAAACAGGCGAGTTTGTGAATATTGGCGTCGTCTTGATAGCCAATAATGGCGATTTTCGCTTCAAAATCGAGAAGAAGCGTCAGCGCGTGACTAACTTCTTCCCCAGCCTAGACAGCAAGATCTTTCTCAGAGCTCGACGCGAGATGGAGGCTGAGTTCACTAGGCTCAGTGGCTTCTTTACGGAGAATCGCTCTGATCTGCCCGCGCTTCTCAGCACCTTCAAGCATCTAATCCATCCTCGTGAGACGATGATGCGGTTCAGCGATCCTGGAACAATGGCAATCGAAAACGCCAACCAGGCCGCAGTCGAATTGTTCGATCATTATGTGAACCACAGCTTCGCCACCAAGGAATATCAGGAGACGAAACTGGAGCGCCAGCTTGGCAAGCTTTTGTCAGCCAATAACCTGAAGCAGCGCTACAGCGAGCATAAGCTGGGCACTACCGATTACCCGGTCAAATTCCCATTCGTGATGATCAATGGAATGCAACCGGTTCAGGCTCTGAAGCCGATTCACTTGGGGCATGACGAACCATCGAAGATCATCGAGCATGGGGATGCATGGATCTCCAAAATTCGCCGCTTGAGCTCTGCAGAGCAGATGGCACAGGACACGTTATTCATTGCGGGACCACCTGAGACAGGGAATGCCAAGCTTTTGAATGCGTTTCAGGAGATTTGCGAGGAGCTAAAAAACTTTCCAGGGGTGAGGGTTACAAGTACGGCGGAAAGCAGAAGCATCCTTCTCGAAGAGATCAAAAAAGGCATACCAGAATCCATTCACTGATGACATAGCCCGCCTCGGCGGGCTTTTTCATGCCTGCGTGATGGCGAATTGCCTTGGTGGTAGCATGGCGACTCATTTATCTGGGAGGGATGCCATGCGGGGCTTTGGAATTCTGGCGTTGATCGTAGGCATGATCGCTGTGATCGGTGCCATGGCTATGGACGTTTCTGTTTCAACAGGAATGGGCGGAAGGGTTAACAACATAGGCCTCATGGCCCAGCAACAGAATTACCTGATCATTGCGGCTCTGATCGCGTTGGCGGGCCTGCTCATGATGATCTTCGGTGGCAAGAAGCAGCTGAGCAGCGAACAGCTCGCGAGCATCATGGAGGCGAACGACTCGAGACCCTGCCCTTTCTGTGCCGAGCCGATCAAACACGCTGCTATCAAATGCAAGCACTGCCAAGCCGACGTTCCTGCGGCTGAGCGACAGACGCCTTCGAAGGGATGGACTGTGCGTGTACCTTGTCGACCTGGTGATGAGTACGCGACGACACTTGGCAACCTCAAGGCACAGGACTTGCCCGTAGATAAGTCCGAAGACCCTATCGTTGTAGTGGGACCATACGACCTGAAGGTTGCCGCTTTTGACGTGCAGCGCATTCTCCAGGAGCGGCATTCCCTCTTCTGCGATCTCTATTACGACGACGGCCGTTAACCCGATATCAGCTGAAATCTAAAGGCCCGCCCATAGCGGGCTTTTTTGTGGACGAAAGAAAAACATGACCGGAGGTATTGACCATGAGAAATACCGGCGGTATTGTTCGCTTCAAGCAGTCACCAACCAGGGACTGCCCAGGCCCTCACCGGCCGCCGCTCTTTCACATTGATGGGAACCTCGCGGATCGATCCCGGCAACGGTACAGCGCGAGCAACAAATTCGATCCCCATGCCAGCTCTGGAACTGGCCAGCTCGAAATCAGGCGCTTACGGCGCGGATGGAGGGTTGCGCTGTAGATGCTCCCTGCCGGGATGCCCTCAGAACGGGCGTCAGCACCTGGCACAGCACGAGCAGCGATTAACCAATAGGAGGAACCCGCCAATGAAGTAGAAAGCCCAGCCGGAACTCGGACCGGCAACCCACGACGGACTGCCCCACCCAACGGGCCGCAGAGCTGCGGTCGACAGTCGTGTAGCGATCACATCACCCCATGACCACCCCGCCGAGGTCGATCGACGCGAGGTGATAGGGAAGCTCAAGGCCAACAGAACTGAGAGCAACGCCGTCGGCGGCTGAGCTCGAACGATCACCGCTGATGCAGTGCCCCGGCCTGTCGCCAGTAGCGAGGCCGGGATTTCACCAGGTGCCATTCCATGAGTGGCATCTGGGAAATCAACCGCCCTGGAGGGCAAGACGATGGCGAAGAGGCCAACCAACCGCATCAAGTACAAGCTCTGGGATACGAACTCCACGATGGAGTACGACGGCACTATCGACGAAGGCATCTACTGCGCGGCCTGGAGCCTTTCTCTTGAAGATCGAAAAGTTCTGATCGGCAAACTGGTAGAGCAGCAAGCAAGCGCCACAGCCAAGGCTGAAAGCTCCACGTCAGCCTGACGTTAACTGCCCGATGCCCTGCTCCCCATCGCAGGCTGCATCGGAGTGTGATCTGAATGCGCAGGCTGATGCGCAATAACTGACCAGCACCCATACCGGTATAGATTTCAGCCGGAGAGGAGCGTGGCGACCACGGCTCAGGCTCTGATCAAGGTCAGGACAGTCGAATGCCGGAGATCAGCGCCGGCCAGATCACACCCCGATGCACCCCGCATCCCCTTCCCTTCACATCGACCGCATCGACAGGTGCCGGGCTTGGCTTTTCACGCCCAGCTTGGTCCCTGGTGCCCGGCACCTGATCAATGCGGTTGGCTAATGAGGTTCACAAGATGGATTACATGGCAGCCCAAATGGATCGCCAGATTGAAGGCGCCCAGCACCAGTACGACGAAGCTCTCAAGGAAGGCGAGCAGCCAGCCTTCCCTGTGCAAGCCAGCGAGTACGGCGGACACGGCACCTGCTTTGGCCTGACGATCATCGACTACTTCGCAGCCAAGGCAATGAACGGCTACCTGGCCAATGCATGGCAGGCGAAGGAGTTGGATGACACCGGCGATAGCTCAGGAGAGCAAATGCGCATCGTCGCTGAAATCTCCTACGCCATGGCACGCGCCATGCTCGCCGCCCGGGTGAAGCCATGAGCGGCTGGATCAAGTGCAGCGACAGGTTGCCTCTTGAAGTGAACGGCGAGGTTCCGTTCCGGAGTGTGGAGGTAATCGCAACTGACGGCACAGCCGTAATGCAATGCACCTTCGACGCAGGAAATGGTTGCGGCAAGCCTTGGGCCACCTGGAATGGATACAACAACATCCCGGCCTCACAGATCACCCACTGGCAGCCCCTCCCTTCCCCACCCACCGAGTAACCCATCACCTGGAGGCGACCATGGGCGCACTTCGAGCAGCACAATGGCGGCACGACAATGCTGAGCCGGCCGACGACTCGGCCTATCAGGAAGCGGCTCAGCAGTGGATCGAGAGCAACGCAGAAAGCCTGGTCGGCGGCTGCGACGTTCTGATCCCGCAACGCTTCGGCGGGCCGGTGGGTGTCCGCCAAGACCAGTTCGTGGCCAAGCTGGCCGAGCATCTTCGCGCCCTGCAAGAGGCTGAGCAGGACGACATCAACGCCCTGGCCCTGCTCCTTCTCCAGGCGCAGGCCGGCGGGCCGGTGAAGGGCATGGTCCCAGACATCCTCGGCCCAAGCGACCACGTCGGTGGAAAGCTCTTCGAGATCGCCGAGTCGATGCTTGAAGGGTACGCCGAGCAAGGCGTGCAGCACGACGCCGACCTGGCGAACGAGCCATGAGCCCTCATGTTCTGCTCGACAACGAGCTCGAAGTCCTGGCAGAGCCATCCACCCCTGTGAGCTGGTCCGCGATGATCCAGAGGCAGCTCACCGAAATGATGGCCGACCAGCGCATCACCATTGAAGAGTTCAACCACTACTGCGGGCGCCTCAACAAGATCGTTGATGGGCGCAAGGAGGTCGCGTGAGCGAGATTGATTGGAGCAAGGCGCCCGAAGGCGCTACGCACTTTGGCGCTGAAAACGAGTTCTACTTCTCCGCCTGGTACAGGGTTGAAGGTGAGCAGATCCTTGCCTACACCGAGGACGGCAGCATGTGGAGGGAAGCCACCTACAGCTGCGTATTCCCGAAGGTATCCAGCCTTTCCGCCAGACCTCAGCAATGGAGCGGCGAAGGCCTGCCTCCGGTTGGTTCTGAGGTTGAAATCCAGCGCGGCGGCTGGACTATCCGCGAAGAATCTGCCGAATTCATTGGCGCTGAGGTCACGGTCTGTGCGGTATTCCAGACCGCCCGTGGCGTTGACATGATCGCTGTAGATGGTGGCGCGGATCTTGGCTGCGAGGTCTTCCGCGCAGAAATGGCCAGGCCGGTACCGACGCCAGAGGAAAAGGCTGAGGCGGAGCGAGTCGCCGGCCTGAATGAAATGATCCGCCACATGAAGGATCACCCTGGCGGCACTCACGGCGTCAGCCACATGCAGCAGCTGATGATCCATGAGGATGTCGCCCGCGATCTCTGGGCCGCCGGCTACCGCAAGCAGGAGAAGCCATGACCACGCCAATCGTGAAGACGCTCATCGACGAGCAGATTGCGGAGTTGCCAGAGGCCCAGGCCATGCCGGCCGATCGGGTGCTGATGCTGTTCAAGGGTCCGACCTTCGCCGCCGCAGTGCACGAGGCCGCGCTGGCCAGCATCGAGAACCCGCAGGCTTGGAAGTGCCGGGCCTGCATCTGCGGCGAGTGGACGGTCGGCTACGAGGTCAGAGCATGACCAGCCACCAACGCACTCGCCGCATCGCAACCTGGCGCGGCAGCTTCGCCACCCTCTTCTTCTGCACTGCCTGGATGCTTGCGAGCGCCTGGGCAGGCTGCATCACCAAATAACCAACTTGTCAGCGCCCACCGCATGGATGGCGCGGGAGATTTGCATGTCCGAAAAAACGCATACCCCAGGGCCGTGGACTGTCCGCGCTGTACCCAATGTCGGGTTGGTTGGCCATACCGGCTACGCGATCGACTTCAACGAAGATCAGGAGCAGGTGGTGGACTTCGTTTATGAAGAGGCTGACGCGCACCTCATTGCCACCAGCCCCAAGTTGCTACTGGCGCTTGAGGATGCCGTGACGATTCTTGAGCCGATCGGCGAGCAGATACCTGATGTGGCGCGGCGCATCGTCGGCTACCAGAGAGTCATTGACCAGGCGAGGATGAAGTGATGGCCAACACCAACTTGCGCATCTGGGAGCAGGTGCAGACCACCGACACCAGGTTCACCAAGAAAGCCAAGGTAAACGGTCAAGACATCACCAGCCTAAGCGGAACCGCCATGGTCATGAAGGCCACTGAGCTGTTTGGCCCGGTTGGCATTGGCTGGGGCTGGAAGGTAGTCGAAGAGCGATTTGATGAAGGCCATGAAATCTATACCGGCGAGGGCGACAAGCGCGCCTGCATCGGTCGTGAGGTAGGGCACACGGTCAAGATCGCGCTTTGGTTCATACAGGATGGCCAGCGCGGCGAGATTGAGCAATACGGTTGCACGCGCTACCAGTACAAGACTAGCTACGGCATGACTACCGATGGTGAGGCGCCGAAGAAATCCCTGACTGACGCCATCAAGAAGGCCCTGTCCATGCTGGGCTTCAGCGCCGACGTGTTCCTTGGCATGTTCGACGACCAGAACTACGTCCAGCAGCTCCAAGCAGAACAAGCGCTCGAGCAAGCAGAGGACAAAGAGGCCGAGCTTGAGCGCCAGAAGCAAGAACGGCTCGATTACATAAAGTCCGTGGTCGAGACCATGCAAGGCGCCCAGTCACTGCAGGAGCTCAAGAAGATTCACGATCATGCTGTGCGCCGCTTAAAGGCTCGCAATGACGACACTGCAATCAAGCGCGTTGCCAAAGAGCTGAGCGATTTGACACCGAAGTTCACCCAGGAGACCGCCGCATGAGCAGCCTCTACCCTCTCACAAAACAGATGATGGAGTTGGCCGCCATGGCCGACACCGACGATGAAGGACTCAAGCAGGCCATCCAAGACACCATGGACGGCATCGCGGGGGAGTTCGGCGACAAGGCCGACAACATCGTCATGCTGCGCCGGAACATCGATGGCGAGGTCCTGGCGATTGAGGCCGAGATAGGTCGCCTAGAAGAGCTCAAGCGCATCAAGAAGAACGCAGTCACGCAGATCGGCGACTACCTGCGGCGGAACATGGAGGCTGCGGATATCAAGTCCATCAAGCGACCGCTGTTCACCATCACGCTGGCTACAGCGCCGGAGAAGGTGATCGTAGACAAGCCTGACGACCTTCCAGACGAGCTGGTGCGCGTGAACGTGACCCAGGACCCGGACAAGAAGGCGATCGCCGCCAAGCTCAAGGCCGACCGCGAGCACAACGAGGCAGTCCGCCAGCGCATGGCCGCCGGCGAGGACTGCGAACACGAACTGATCCCTGAGCCAGCCTGGGCGCATCTTGAGCGCGGCGAGAGCTCGATTCGCATCAAGTGAGGTGCGCATGAATCCCTCAATCGACCTTGAGGCAGCGAAAGCTGACTTCCTTGCCTCTGGAGGCAGCATCATCGTGCTCGACGGTTTCCATTACGTTCCGCACCGGCCGCACCGCGATATCGAGCAGGTCCGCGCCGTGCAGCCGAAGCCGCTGGGCATGAAGGCGCAGAAGCGCCAGGATCAGTTGGCCGAGCTGCGCAAGCTCGCCAAGACCATGACTTATGCAGAAGCCATGGCACATACCGGCCTGACCCAGACCACGCTGTACCGCGCAGCGATGGAAGGCTGCTTCTGTTTCCGGCCAGACCCGAAGCGTGGCCGCGGCGAGAAGAACAGGACCTACGCCGACCCCGAGGCGGACAGGGCCCTGGCCGGGCAGATCGTCGAGTTGCGCGACGCCGGCCTCAACCGGGCCCAGGCCAAGGCCAAGCTTGGCATCTCCGACCGCAAATTCTGCCGTGTCATTCACCTGTTCGGCGTCGACTTCCCGAAGGCTGAGGGCAAGCGATGCGACGGTCCAGTTTGAAAGGTCAGGTCCGCCAGCGCCGGCGGCAAGAACAGTTCCACTTGCCGCCCAGCGGCCTCACGGAGCACCAACATGCAAAAGACACCCTCTGGAGTGGTGACGCTGCCGTCCTGGCTCAAGTCGCCGGTCAAGAAGCTGTACAACACCCGCAGCGGCGGCCAGTACCGGCCTGACGATGTGGCCCTGGCCTTCGCGCTAAGCCTGCGCATGCACGACAGCGCTGAGCACCTGCGCAGGCTGGCACGGCACCTGGTGGGCAAGGTCTGCCTGGAGCACCAGCCGAACATGAAGCGCCTGGCCCGCGAACTGGACGACGCCAAGGTGTTCGACGCAGCGCTCAAGATCATCAACCGGGTGTGCGACCTGCTGGAGTACGCCCCGGGCACCGCTTTCGTGCGCAATGGAGGCGATGATGGCACTGACGCAGCAGCAGCGTAATGACAACGCTGAGCGCAAACGCATCAAGTTCGACGAAAAGGCATTGAGGCACCGGGTACGGCCGGGGATTCACCAGGCGATGGACCGGATCTGTGAGCGATCCAAGGGCATGCAGATAAACGAGGTGCTTCAGATGGCGATCCTCAAGATGGACGCCATGCCCGATGATGAACTGACAAAGTTCCTCATGGTGCGCCACGAAATCCTACTTAGCGAAAACGTGGTGCAGGCATTCAACGATGCTAGCGTGCGCAAGATCATTTCCGATCCAGACCAAGACGCTGACGACGAAATCGATCGTCCTTCGTAATACCCCATCCCAAATCAAATTGCCACCATGCCGCATCCGGCCACGGAGGGCGGCGCATGCATGGAGAAAGCCATGAGCTACTTCTACAAGACCGAATCGCCAAAGGTTCTGGCCGCCGTGCGCGCCTGGGACGAGAAGAAGGCCGATTGGAACGCCCAGAGCGAGAAGCTGGGCCATGCCTTCGGCGCTGCAGCCTCGACGATGTACAACGGCTCCCGCTACTTCATCGGCGGGATCAAGCTCAGCGCCAGCCGAGAGCTGGACGTGCACTGGTGCCGGCCTGACGAGCACGGATACCGCTCGCTCCGCCGGGCAGCCAAGCATGCCAAAGGAACCGCTAAGGACGTACGTGCCGCCGAGAAGGCTGAGCACCAGCGCCTGGCTGATCTCTGGAGAGAGCACTGCCCAGAAACCATCGACCGGGACGAAATGTGGGAAGCCATGGGGGTCGCCCGCGGGGCACTGTGGCTGAGCGGAGGCGTGTGTTTTGAGCACAGCGGCACGGTCTTCCTGAATTTCGGCTGCAAGTCATCAGGCGATGGCGTCGAGGGCTTGGCAGAGATCGTGGCCAGCGAGTACGAAGCCGCCCGCCAGGCAGTCCTCAGCGCGCGCAAAGCCGCATAGCCAAGGAGAACGTCATGATTGGCACCCCCTGCGAATACGTGCAGCGGCACTACCAGGTGCCGGCCTGCATCGGTCGTCGTGTGATCGCTTACGGAAAGCCTGGCACCATCACCGAGGACCACGGCCACTACATCGGCATCACGCTCGACGAGAGCACCAAGCGCCGCGCCGGCCGCTACCACCCAGTCGACGGCATCGAGTACGGCGAGATGGTCGAGAAGCTGCCGAAACCGGCTCGCAGCAGCAACTACGACAAGTTCCAGAACGAAGACATCGACTGCTACTTCCACGAGTTCCTTTGCATCATCAAGCCAGAGGTTGAGATGCGCGGCGGGTGCAGAGAATGGCGTGACGGAGGTTTCCACCAGGTGCCGCGCGAGTTCCGCATGTACCGCACGACGAGTGCCCTGGATTACCTCGCCCGGGCCAGCGTCACCGGCGAGTGGTGCCCAACCGTGAAAGAGGCCAAGGCCAGCTACAAGGAAGCGCTGAAAAAGGCGCCAAAGCCATACCGGCGCTGGAGCAACGAAGCAGAATTCCTCGCCTACCGCGACGCCTACTACGACCTGTAGCCAATACCCGCTGCCCGCCAGCGCCTTCCCCTTTGAAAATAAGACAACAACTAAAACCAACAGAAGCTACTGGCTTTTTCCGAAGGCGTAGCCCAATGCAAGGGTGATGATTGGTACAAAAATAGTCCAAACGTCCTTAATTTCTTCCAGATACTTAAAATCCTTGTAACAAACCACCAAGCTAAATAGCAGCAAGCTTATGCAAGACGCAATCACGAAGCTCCACGTGATAGTCATCCAAACGATCGAATCTTTGGCATTGGAGCCAGTGCCTATCGTAGCTTGAATAGTACCATGAGAGCCCCCTGATGGCTTAGGCGGCTCCGCACCCACTAAACCCGCTTGCTCTTGATTGATGAACTCTCCGGACATTGTTCACCCCAGCATAAAAGTATAGGAAAACACGCGGAGGCCTTCATTCCTTGAAATCGTATCAACCGAGAAGGTCATAGACAGCTGCTTACCTTCCACTGTCGCGATAGGAACCGGGGAGTAGAGCCCCTCTCCAGTAGTGTGGGAAAAGTTTGTCAGATATAGGTTCCAAATCCCATTCTCAACTTTCGTCTCGTAACGAGACACCTTTACAGATGAATTTTCAACGAAAATCACCTGCAGCTTTAGGCCTTGAACCTCAAAGTTAATAGGCCAATTAGAGGATATATGAACTACCCCGCTGGAAATGATGGACATGCCGTTAACGCTCGCAGTGATTTCCACTTTTTCCTCGTCATCTATAGGTCGCGGACACGACGCTATTAAACCTAAATTGCTAAAAAGTCGCCACTAAATGCACAGCGGCACCTACACGTAAGGACTACAACGTGACCACAGCAATTGACCTGTTCGCCGGCCTCGGCGGATGGAGGGCCGGCGCGTGCTTAATGAATTGGACGATCTATCCCATCCTTGGCCCAGACGGCCGCTTTTTAGGCGATAGCTCCAACCTTTCAGCCAAAGAGAATGCTGAGGCAAGGTCTGTAAAAGCTATGCCGGCAGCTTCTGGGCCATTCACGTAGAACCTGGCTTCGTAGTACGTACCATCGGGCCTCTGTTCTTCCCAAGCCTGAACAGAATACTCCCCCACATTCCCATGGTGTTTCCCCCAACGTCCCATCGCATAGACCTCAGTGAATTAAGAGATAGATGAGGTCACTTTTTACCTCAGAACCCTCTAGCACGCCACTTCGGCGAGGACCGCCCATGTCTGCATTTCAGAAAAAGAACCCGCTCGACTTCAAAACCCAGTACGGCCTTGGCTTCGATCCGCAAGACGATGAGATCGTGGTGGACTTCTTCTGCGGTGGCGGCGGCGCCGGTACCGGGCTGGAGATGGGCCTGGGCCGACCGGTGACCGTGGCCAAGAACCACAGCCCGGCGGCCATCAGCATGCACACCGCCAACCACCCTGCAGCACGCCACTTCACCACCGACGTGTTCGAGGGTGACCCGGATGAAGAATGCCAGGGCCGTGCCGTGGGCTGGTTCCACATGAGCCCCGATTGCACGCACCACAGCCAGGCAGCCGGCGGCCAACCGCGCAAGCGCGAGATCCGCAACCTGTCGTGGATCGGCCTCAAGTGGGCGGGCAAGAAAAAGCCCCGTGTGATCAGCCTGGAGAACGTGAAGCAGATCTTGCAGTGGGGTCCGCTGATCGCCAAGCGCGACAAAGCCACCGGCAGGGTCATGAAACTGGATGGCACCGTGGCTGCCGTGGGCGAGCGCGTGCCGGTGCAGCAGCAGTTCCTTGTGCCGGACCCGAAGCGACGCGGCATCACTTGGCGCCGATTCGTGCAGCTGCTCGAAGGCATGGGCTACCAGGTGGAATGGCGCATCATTAAGGCCTGCGACTTCGGCGCGCCAACCAGCCGCGAGCGCCTGTTCATGATCGCCCGCTGCGATGGCCAGCCCATCGTGTGGCCGGAACCGACCCACGCCAAGAACCCTGCCAAGGGCCAGCAGAAGTGGCGCACCGCCGCCGACTGCATCGACTGGAGCGTGCCAAGCAAGAGCATCTTCGGCCGCAAGAAGGACCTGGCGGCTGCCACTCTGCGCCGAGTGGCCAAGGGCATGAAGAAGTTCGTTCTGGACAACCCGCAGCCCTTCATCGTGCCGATCGCCAATTGGTCGGGCGAGTTGGCCCAGCCCGCCGACGAGCCGCTGCCTACTGTTACATCGTGGCCGCGGGGCGGATCGTTCGCCATGGCCAGCCCGGTTATCTTGCCGGCAACCCACCACGGTGCCGTCCGGGTGAACAACCCAGACGAGCCTATGCCAACAGTCACGGCCGCCAACCGCGGGGAGTTGATGATGGCCAGCCCTGTGATGATCGGGGCCGGCGGGCCGGTGTACGCAGGAAAGCCGGTACCTGCAGATCAACCGTTGGGCACTCTCATAACCCAGAGCCATCGCGCTTTGGCATCGGCGCACCTGGTCAAGTTTCGGTTCAATAGCGATGGCTCGCCCATCACCGACCCGGTGCCGACCATTACCAGCGGTGGCAACTACAAGCGGCCGGCAGGCGCCGCGCACGCTATGGGCGTCTGCACCGCCTTCATCGAGCAGGCCAATGGCGGATTCAACACCACGCCAGCCCGCAGCATGGATGACCCCATGAGCACCGTCACCAACACTGGCAGCCAGCAACGCCTGGTGACCGCCAACCTCGCTACGCTTCGCCGGAACTGCGTCGGGCGCGCAGTAGATGACCCGGTGCCCACCATGACCGCCGGGGCCGAACATCACGCTCTGGTCGAGTACAAGCTGTCACCAGAGCATGAAGAAGGCGCACTGCGTGTCGCGGCCTTCCTGATCAGCTACTACGGCACCGAAAACATCAGCGCAGCAGACGCGCCAGCGCCGACAGTCACCACCAAGGACCGACTGGGCCTGGTCACCGTCTTCGTGAAAGGCACGCCGTATGTGATCGTCGACATCTGCCTGCGGATGCTTCAACCGCATGAGCTCTACCGCGCCCAGGGCTTCCCGGCCAGCTACATCATCGACAAGGGCGCCGGCGGCAAGCCGTTCACCAAGACCGAACAAGTGCACATGTGCGGCAACAGTGTCAGCCCGCCACCGATGGCCGCCCTGGCCAGAGCCAACGATCCATGGCGTATTAAGGAGCGAGAAGCAGAGGCAGCGTTATCACACCCACAGGGCGTTCGACGTCGTAATCACGGGCGCCTCAATTCCTTTTAGGCGCTCTGTTGTGAGCCACAGCCGAGTGCTATCAACGTTAAATCTCCTGGGATTTGATAACTGCTCAGCAAGTAGTGACCCGCTCAGGACGTATGGTCCGCATCCCTCACAGGCATAGCCGTTTCCATCTCGAGTGGTTTCCAGCTCCTGTGCACCTTGATCACAAATATGACAGTTCATAAGGACCTCCCTGGGTGAACAGTCAACTGTAGTCGACTTTCAAAATCTCAACATCGCCCGTGGATACCCACGGCAGAGCTATCCCCATGCCCACAGAAAACCGATCCAGCAACACCGAGATGGTCAGCGTGCCCTTCCAGCGCGAAGACCGGTACATCGTCGTCAAGCGCAGTGACCTGGCGAAAGTGCCCGTGGCATACCGGAGCGCTTTGGTGGAGCCGCTCTTTCACCTCCAGGCCCATCTGCCGCAGCGCGAGTGCCTGGTCATAGAAAGCGACTGGCCAGAGTACGATCCAGCCTGGGCGGCCATTCAGGCCCGCGTCACCGGCGAGCCGGTGAAGGAGCGCGTAGGCTCCGGTCAGTTCAACGACGACGACCGCTACCTTCTGTGCCGTGAGGAACTGCGCGAATGCGAGGATGAGCGCGTGGCCGCGACCAATGAGGCTACAGACCTGCGCTCCCAACTGGCCGAGTGTGAAGCCATGGCGGCGATGATTGCCGAGCGCGAATGGGCCGAACACGTCGGAACTGGCCCGGTATCGAGCAAGGTCGAGGCCGCCTTCACCCAGCTGCACAACGACCTGCATGAGGCCGGAGAGAAGCTGGCCGAGCGGGATGCACTGCTGTTCGAATCCAACACCCTGCTGACACTCTACCGGGACCAGTTGGTAGCGGACGATGCAGAGCCAGGGGATATCGCCATTACCGAGCAGGTGATGCGCGAGATCAAAGCCCTGGCAGACAACGCGAAGCCCAGCACGCGAGTTGAACGCGACGAGAATGCAGCGTTTGAAACATGGGCTCGCTCCAGAATCACCCCGCTGAACCTGAGGCTGGACGAAATCGGTCTTTACCACGATCTGGCTGCTGGCACAGCTCACGACGCCTGGCAGGCCCGCGCCGCGCTGGATCGTAAGCCGTCCTGACCCACTGAGTGCAAATGTACTCCTGCCATCTTTAACCCCTCTCCCCTCTATTCACTGCCGCGATATGGCGGCCAAGGAATCCCCGTGCCTGAAGAAACGCGTATCGACCTTGAGAGCCTTGAGCAGAAGGCCCGTGCAGCCAGTCCGGGCCCGTGGGTGGTTCATGCGGACGGCATGGAATTCGGTAGCTCAGACCGCTCCACCAACCCAGGAGTCGACACCGCAGACGGCCAGGTGGTCTGCTGGTGGGGAACAGGCCTTTGCGGCATCCCACAGAACCCCGACGCCGAATTCATCGCCAGCGCCAACCCTGAAGCTGTGCTGGCCATGGTTGAAGAGATCCGCACCCTGCGCCAGCAGCTGGAGGAGCAGAAGAACACCAGCCGGACCATCACGCTCTCCGGCTGCGAGTTCACTGAAGACGACCTGCTCCGTACTGCGGTGCGCATGGTGAAAGGCACCACCAGGATGAAACAGCCGCGCTGGGTGCTGATGAAGGACGCCTTCTGCTGCGGCTCTGGCGTAGCGCACGCGCTGTGCCGGCGATACGGCTTTGACCCGGACGAGGACCTGCGCAAATGACCCGCCTCGCCCTCTGCCTCCTGCTGCTGGCCACCGGCGCCAGCGCAACCGAGAACGTCATAGACGTGCAGCACGACAGCCAGCGCGGCGTCACCTGCTACCTGCTCAACGGGGTCGGCATCAGCTGCATCCCCGACAGCCAGCTGCAGGCCGGCAACCAGCGCCAGCTCTCCCCGCACGAAACACAACCCGAACCTACACCCGCACTGGCGCCTGGGCGCTGGATTGATGAGAGGTATCAGCTGTGAAGATTGGAAAACTGTTCCTCGGGCTGAAATGGTGCTACGGCGGCAAAGATGAGGCCGTTGTCGCCAGCTGGGCGCTGAAATGTGGCTACTGGCGCTGGGCGGTCTGGTGGCGAAAGCCAAAGAAGGCGCTGTGCCTTCCGGCCTTCGGGCCCTCGATGGCTGCCGGTACCAAGTACCGCGTCGGCCATGGCCACTTCGGTGCTTGGGCTCGGCTGCCGCTGATTGGCTCATTCTCCATATCCACCCAACCACCCTACCCCAAACAGGTGACCCCATGACCGCCTGGAAAATGTGCAGCGACGAGCTGCCCGAACTCGACACCCCCGTCTGGCTGCGCATGGATGGGGACGTGATGATCGTCGGCGAGCGCGCATCGAGCACCGATGGCTGGATGTGGTCGGCCTGCTACGGCCACTACTTCGACAAGGGCAAGTGGGTGGTCGTGGATAGCGACGCCAGCGATGAGCACGAGCCTACCCACTGGCAGCAACTGCCCTCTCCACCAGGTGCCTAGCCATGACCGACCTGATCGAAGTGAAGACGGCCAGGCTGATCGGCGCGCCGCTGGACTGGGCGGCCGCCATGGCTGAGGGCTTCAAGGTCGACCCGGAGCACCGGACGACTATTTGGATCTCAGAGTCATATCCGGCAAGTATCAGCATTCGCGGCGCTGCCGAGGGCTTTGGCTATCGCCCATCTTCCAATTGGGAGCACGGCGGCCAGCTGATCGACAAGCACCACGGGAGCGCGCAGCACTCACCGGGCCTTGCCGAAGATGTCTGCTACAGCGGCGGCCCGGCGGGCGCTTGCATCTTCTGCTACGGCCCCACCGCGCTGGTCGCGTTCTGCCGGGGATTCGTCCACTACCAGCTCGGCGATACCGTCCTGATCCCAAAGGAGCTTATGCCATGTTCTTGATGCCAATCGCCGCACCATTGCTCATGGCCTACCTGGTATGGAAGGCGCCGCGATGAAGCTGATTTACCGCATCAACCGCTGGCTGCCATTTGGTGGCCTGCCAATCGCGCGGGTCCGACACGGTCGCAACACCTGCACCCTCTACAAGAACGGCTGGGTGCTGATCAGTGACGGCACAAGCACCGACGCCCTCCCCATCAACTTCACCAGCCAGGCCCTGGTCGACGCGTTCGCGGCTGAACTCGCCTAACCCCTCCCCCAACTACTCAGGCCCGCCGACATGCGCGGGCGAGGATGAATCGTGTCCGATATCACAGTGAAGTGCTCCAGGTGCCGCAACCAGCACAAAGAGAGCGAGCGAGTGCTCGCGCCCTGCAAGTGGCTCAAAGGAGCCAGCACCATGGTGTGCCCGCGCTGCCGGTGCACCAGCTATTACCGCGTCGACCCTGCGCCAGCAACCTGACCACCAACCTGCCGCCACCGGCGGCGTGGAGAATTCCATGGCAAACGCCACAGCTGCCGTGCAGCCGTCCCTGCAGCCGAGATTCCTGCGCGCGAAGGACGCGCCAGGCTACCTCGGCATGTGCAAGGACGAATTCAAAAACACCGTGCGCCCCCATGTCCGCGAATTCCCGATCGGGAAACAGGGCATCGGGTTTGATCGCCTGGAGCTAGATGCCTGGGCAGACGCCTACATCGAGGCCATGGCCGTTGAAAAGGCGAGCAATCAGGACAACAATCGACCCCGCAGCGTAAGCAAGGCCGGGGAATCCAAGGAGACTCCATGGCCAAAAAGGCAATCACAGGGCTCCAGAAAATGCCCAGCGGCATCTGGAAAATCGACAAAGTCTACAGGGGAGAGCGAATTCAAGAGAGCACTGGCACTTGTGACCGGCAAGAGGCAGAGCAGTACCTGATACATCTGCTAGAGAAGATGCGTCAGCGGAAAGTGTACGGCGTCCGCGAGATCAAAACATTCGCTACTGCCGCGGCAAAGTATCTGGTCGAGAACAAAGAGCAGCCATCTATCAGGCTTACAGCGCTGTATTTGGAGCAAATGGTCGAGTACATCGGCCACTTGCCGCTTACGCACATCGATGACGAAGCGCTGGCGGACTATGTTCGCGATCGCAAGGCAGATTCGGTTATGCCGGATGGAAAGGTAAAAAAAGGCGTCAGCAACAGGACGATCAACATAGCAATCGAGCGAGTCATTCGCGTCCTACAGCTGGCTTGCCGGAAGTGGCGGGACGAGGAACGCAGGCCTTGGCTGGACAGCGTGCCACTGCTCACCAAGCTGGACGAGAAGAAGTCGAGCCGGCAGCCCTACCCCATGTCATGGGAGGAGCAGTCGATTCTCTTCGGTGAGTTGCCAGACCACCTGCAGCGAATGGCCCTGTTCAAGGTGAACACCGGCTGCCGCGAGCAGGAGGTCTGCAAGTTGAGGTGGGATTGGGAGATTTTCGTCCCCGAGCTGGACGCCAGCGTGTTTCTGATACCAGCCGATTTCGGCGGCAGGCATGAGAACTCTGGAGTCAAAAACCGAGAGGAGCGCCTGGTCGTTTTGAACAGCGTGGCCAAATCGATCATCGAAGGACAGCGCGGGATAAGTCGGGAATGGGTGTTCCCGTACAACGGTACCGCCATGCATCGGATGAACGATTCGGCCTGGAAGAAAGCGCGAGTGCGCGCGGCAAAGCTCTGGCAGGAGCAACACTTGCGGCCGGCGCACCCAGGGTTCGCTTCCATAAGGGTTCACGACCTGAAGCATACATTCGGACGAAGACTGAAAGCAGCAGCCGTCAGCCTGGAAGACCGGAAGTCGCTACTGGGCCACAAAAGCGGAAGCGTGACCAGTCATTACTCCGGTGCGGAGATTGGTCAAATGATCGATGCGGCAAACAAGGTATCGGCTACCGACTCGCGCGGTCCGGTGCTGACGATCTTGAAGAGGAGAATTGGATGA